ACAGGACTCAAAGGTTCTGCTGTTAACGCTCTGCTCAATGATGCTAACCGCAGTGGTCGCATCGTCACTGAGAACCAAAAAGTTAGTGTTCCCTCACGCACCATGCCTACTGGATACGGCATTTCTGAAGAAGTTGGCCCTGAGCAAGAAGTTGCTGATGCCTATGAAATTATGCGTGGTGATGAGAAGTTGTTCTCTGCGCCTGATCAGAAGTCTGCCTCCGATCTTGTTTCTAAGCTTGAGCGTACAACCAGCGCTGAGTTAAAGCGAGTTGAAGCTGAACTAAAAGCAATTGACGAGAAGACCGCCAAGTCAGAAGACGAACTTAACAAGCTGACCATTGAAGGTAAGTTTGGCACACCTGAATACAAAGCCGCAGAGAAAGCACATCAAGACCTGATGGACGCCTCCATGCCCACCATTGCTGAATTGGTGGCAAAGAAGGAGTCCTACAGCACACCTCTTGAGGTTGTTCCTACGGGCGTTAAGAAGGTCAAGCCTAAGTCCTACGTGGTTCGTAAAGGCGATGAGATTCGGACTGTTGCACAAGACCGTGCTGAAGCTGAACAGGCTATCTTCCAAGATCTATCCGACGTAGACCTTCAGGATCTGGCAAAGCGCCCTTCGCCCGCATTGCAGCAGCGTGTAAACGCAGAAATCCAACGCAGGGCAACCTTACCAGCAGCTGGCGCTCCTGCGACAGCGGCAACACCTGAGCAACAAGCCAAGCTAGACAAGCTTAAAGTGGAGCTTCCAGCCCTGCTCACTAAGTTTGGCTTGAAGGATGTTGGCCTTAAGATTGTTGACGCGATTGAGGGTGGCGCTGATGGTTCTTACCAAGCCAAGCTAATCCAAATTGCATTGAGCGCAGAAGAACCTATTACCACCCTGCGCCATGAAGCTATTCACGCCTTGAAAGAACTTGGCTTCTTTACACCCCAACAATGGTCTGCATTAGAGCGTCAGGCTGAACGTGAGTGGGTACAGAAGTACCTCAAGAATGTCAACGTTAATGTGGCTGGACAAACAATGTCCCGCTACGACGCTTATGCAAATGGTGTAAAGAACGAAAAAGGCGAGTACATCCTAAAGCCGCTTAGCAACGCTTCTTTATTAGAAGAAGCAATTGCTGATGCTTTTGCTGACTTTGATGCCAACAAAGCACCTCCCGGAATGTTGACTGCGCTCTTGAACAAAATGCGCAACTTCTTTGCTTCTTTGAGAAACGCTCTGACTGGCAACGGATTCCAAACCTATGAAGATGTGTTTGGCAAGGTTGAGAAAGGTGAACTCAAGGCTCCTGCCGAAAAAACAACAACAACTAAAGAAGTTGCTACTGAAGAGCCTGTTAAAGAAGTTGAGTCCAAAAAGTCTCTTATCCGTGCCGCAGTTGAAGGCGAAACAGAGATATCCACACGTAATCCACAGGGCGTTAAACGCACCAACGACCCCATCACAGACATGTTGTCAATTGATGAGGCGGCTGTACGTGAGGCCATGAAGGCTAATCCCGACATGTATAAACGCACCATCCAAGCCATTAAAGGCTACGGATTTGTGCCAAACAATACACCGCCCAATGATGTAATTAATGTGTTTAAACGCAACATCATTAACAACTTACTGTATCTCTACAACAAAGTTCCTCCTGATATCCGTGAGCGCAGTAAGCTTTGGTATGACGGTGCAAACCGTATTGCCACCGACATGAGCAAGGAATATAAAGTTTCCATGGAACAAGTGGCTGGCATTATGGCCGCCATGTCTCCACAGAAAGACTGGTTCCAGAACGTGTCCATGGCTGAGCGTGCGTTGGACATCTTGACTGAGCAAAGCAACAAGGCATGGGATGCAAACATGCTCAAGTACGCTGAGAGCTATGTTAAGGAAGCCACAAGCCGTAAGGAACGTGAGAAACGTCAGGCTGCTTTTGACAAGATCAAAAACGTATCTCGTGCAGGCACAACTTTAAACGACATGACGCAAGATGATGCGGCTGCGTTTATACGTGCTTATGACGAGGCTTACAACTCCCGTCAATACAGAATCGTTACCCCAGAGGGTGGTTTTGGCGACTTTGTTCGTAAGAATGATGGCGAACCTGCCATCATGATGTGGTCTACATACGACCCAATCAAGAAGACTGTCAGCATCTTCCGTGATGGAAGCCGAAAGAACATTAGCGAACAGTTGGGCGAAGAGCACAAGATCCGCTCCTTCTACAACAACATTGCCGCGCCTAACAGCGATATCGGCCACGTAACCATTGACACTCACGCAGTTGCCGCAGGCTTGTTTGAGGCGTTGGCTGGTACAGACCAAGAGGTTGTTCACAACTTTGGTGGTACAGGTAAGAACATCAACCTTGGTGTTGGTGGCACATACGGCATCATTGCAGATGCCTATCGTGAAGCCGCTCAGCAAAAGAAAGTTCGTGCCCGTGAGATGCAATCCATCACATGGGAAGCTGTGCGTGGTTTGTTTGGCGAGAACATCAAGAGCACTATCAAGCCTAAGATTCGTGCAGAGTGGACTAAATACAAGACTGGTGAGCAATCATTTGAGGATACCCGTGAAAAGGTAATGAAGATTGCTGGTGGCATTGACAACCCTGATTGGGTTGGATCTGGCACTGGAGACTTTGTATCAAATGGTGGTTCAAGCTACGACAAAGCGTTTACACCTGAAGGTGGTGTGCGCCTGCGTGAAGCCAAAGACATCCGTGAGAAGCTGACATTCAACCTCTCTGCGGTTACCAACTCCATCCCCGGCCTGCGTGAGTTGTATCAACGTGCCATGGGGCGTGATAAAGAGGCTTATACCGTACTGCAACAAGTCGCAGAAAGCTCCTTGAAATTCTTGTTAAGCGGTACTGGCGCTAAGGTCAACATTGAGTACGCCAAGGGCGTTTATCTGTCTGACCGTGAGCCATCTATCTCCGTTGGCGTTGCATTCTCTGAAAGAGAAATGAACGATGTGATGGCGGCTTTGGCTAAGTTTGCTGATAGCTATAACCAACAACAGATCCATGTGCGTCAAGAGACTGCGCAGAAGTTTGGCCATGACTTTGGTGATGGCTCATACGCTACCGCAGTGTATGAAATTGGCCTCAAGAAACAACTAAACAACAGCCAAATTTCACGGGTAATTGATGAGTCTGGCTTGCAAGGTTTTACAATTACCGACAACAAACTGACAACATACTTTGTAAGGACAGAAGGCGATGAACAAGCAAACTACAAATCCTTCGCAGAGCGAGTCAAGCGAGTCCACGAGTTGGTGGGAGACAGCTCTAGCCGAGTCGGACGCACTATTGAACGCCTCTACGTCTACGGAGAAGGGGATGGAGCAAGAATCCCGTACAGCAAAGTCGCCTACCCTGAAAGCGACATTCTTACCAAGCAAGCGAGTGACACAGTAACTCCCAAACTGATTGCTGAGTACTTAACAAAAGCTCCTGTTACAACGTTTAAACAGAAGCCACTTAACGCCAAGCAGGTTAAAGAACAGGAGAAATTGTCAAGGGCATTTGATGCCATGCCAATCAACGACCTGAAGAATCCTTTGGTCAAACGAGCCTACACTGCGTTGGCAAATTCTCTCAAAGAGCAATATCAAGTCATGCCCATCAAGGTTGAGTTGATGGATACCATTGACGAGCCTTACGCCAACAGCGATGAAGTCCGTCGTGATGTGAGTGTAAACAACAGATTCAAGGTTTACGCCACATCTCCTGAGACATTTGGGCCGCCCGGTTCTAACTTCAAGAACCACCCGCTGCTCAAAGATTCCGGCCTTAAAGATGTAAACGGTAGGCCAATGTTGTACAACGATCTGCTCCGTGCAGTTCATGACTACTTTGCCCACAACCTGACTGAAACGCAGTTTGGCCCAAATGGTGAAGCAGCCGCTTGGCGCAACCACATGGCTATGACGCAAGATCCGTTTGCGCGTTGGGCATTGACAGCAGAAACCCGTGCTCAGAATGCATGGCAGAACTTCCGTCCAGAAGCAAAAGGCTTGAGCCTTATTGAGCGAGGCTTTGCAGATCAGAAGGCGGCTTTGCCACCTCTTGAGTTTGTGATGACTGGTGACGCTAAAGTTGATGCGCCCGTTACAGAGCTAAAGGAAGTGCTGACACCTGAGCAACAGCGTGGCAGTGTTCCAACTCAAGCTAAATACAGCCTACGTAAAGCGCCGGATACACCTGCGTTTAAACAGTTCTTTGGTCTTAGCAAGATCGTCAATGACGACGGCACGCCAATGGTCATGTACCACGGCACTGCTCGGGACATTACTGCGTTTAAACCAAGGCAGGCTGGCGCTATCTTCTTGACGACCAATCCTGAGTTTGCTGGTGAGTACGCAGAAACATCTGCTGAAAACAAAGCACTGGAACGTGATCTTTCAGATTACTCTGCACAGGAACTGGATAAAGCCAAGACACAAGCCATTGCGGATGTTCGTGCTTCCTATGGAAACAACAAACAGTCTGCGGCTCTTATCAAGGAAATAAGATCACCCAATCAGCAGGGCGAGGCTTTGGACTTCCTGAAGCTTGCGGCTGATAAGTTATTCCCAGAAGCTGGTCAAAACATCATGCCTGTATATGTACGGGCTGAACGACCATTTGACTATGAGAACCCAGACCACATTGCGGCTCTTGGTTTAAGCAACATAGACAGAGAAGATCTTGCCAACAATGTGGCTCGACTTGAGTCTGACCGTGTCCAAGACGCTATTAGAGCCGCAGGGTTTGATGGCTTCTACATCAAGCAAGGCAACCAAAAGAACCTCGCAGTCTATAGCCCAGTGCAGATTAAGTCTGCTACCGGCAACATTGGAACATTTGACAGGACTAGCCCAGACGTTCGTCTTAGCCTGCGTAGTGTTAAAGATGAAGTGGATTCCTTGCCTAACGGTGCGGCTATCAACTCTAGTATCAACCGCATCACCACCGTCCGTGAAGAACAAGGTTTCTTTGAGCGCATTATTAATGCGTTTAAACCACAGAGTGTGGATGCGCTGCGCCAACAATGGCTCAACCGCTACAACCAACTCGGTGTTTACGACAAAGAGCTTGCCAAGAAGATGGGGGGAGCCGCTCTCCTTGCTGATGCAAGCGCAGAATCTGCCGCTCTCATGTCTGACAATGCCGCCGCTATTGCGGCTATGGCTTGTGGCATCGAGGGTCAGGGTGGCATTCCTGTGTTTGACAATGGCTTCACCACTATCAGCAACGCTAAGGGTGAGAAGGGTGTGCTTGAGATCCTGATGCCTCTGGCTAAGATCGGTGATCCACGCATCTATCAAACCTACCAATTCTGGGCTGGCTCTAAACGGGGTAAACGCCTGTTAGACACCGGCAAAGATCACACCTACACAGCCGCAGAAATTGCTTACGCAGCAGAGCTGGAGAAGAAGTATCCTGAGTTTAAACAAGTCCAGAAAGACTGGATTGAGTACAACAACGGACTGATGAATTACGCAGTAGCCACTGGCGTTCTCGCTAAAGAGAGAGCCGCAGAGTTCATGCGTTACTCAGACTACATTCCGTTCTATCGTCAGTTTGATGGACAAGATACTGTCGGCCCTAAGCTGTTCCAGAACATCTCCGGAGTTACTCCCCCTAAGAAGCTCAAAGGAATTAAGGAAGAACAAGAAGCTCCTCTGGCCGACTTCCTTGAGACCGTAGTGCGTAACACTCAGTCAATCATCCAAGCCGGTATGAAGAACACTGCGGCACAGCGTGCTGTCGGTGTGGCTGTACAACTTGGTGAAGCCAAGAAGCGTAATGACGTGTCATACGCTCCCGGAGTTGTGACTGTCTTGGAGAAAGGTAAGCCTGTCTCCTACGACGTGGCTGACCAGCTGTTCATTGACGCAGTTAAGAGTTTAAACCTCCCAGAACTGCCATTCCTGAGCATCTTCTCCGCCCCAGCTAACTTGCTCCGGAACATGGTCACCAAAGATCCCGGCTTCATGATGGCTAACTTGATGCGTGACTCCTTGTCTGCATGGGTGACTAGCGGTGCAAAGATGACACCTATCGCCTCTACCATCTCCAACTTTGGCAAAGCCATCGGTGGTAAAGACCCAGCTTATCTTGCCCTTCGTAAGGCCGGTGTGATTGGTGGTTATGAGTTTGCTCAAGACATCCAAACCAGCGGCTCTGTTTTGGGTGCGGCTCTTCGTCGTGAGAGTGGAACTGAGCGTGGTGCAGAGAAAGCACTCAAGCCGTTTACAAGCCTCTGGCGTGGTCTGGAAAAGGGCACAGAAGCATCTGATGCCGCTACCCGCATGGCGGTGTACAAAGCGACCTTGGAGCGTACAGGCAACGAGGCAGAAGCCATCTTCCGTGCCATGGAAGTACTGAACTTCAACCGCAAGGGTAACCTAGCGATTGTTCGCATCTTGACTGCGGCTGTTCCATTCCTTAATGCACGTATGCAGGGCTTGGATGTGTTCTACCGTGCCGCCTTTGGCAAGATGGCTAGTGAAGATGCGGCTGCAATTCAGAAATCATTCTTCATCCGTGGTGCAACCCTCATGGCTTTGTCTGCTATGTATTGGTTCCTGACTCATGATGAAGAGGAATACCTCAAGCAAGAGCAAGAGACACGCGACAACAATTGGTTGTTCCCATCCGTAGGAATACGTATCCCAATCCCGTTTGAGGTTGGTGTGCTGTTTAAAACAATCCCTGAGCGTTTGCTTGAATATTCCTTTGGTAACGATACAGGCAAAGACTTGGCAGACTCAATGAAGCGGAACTTGGTTAGTACCTTCGGTATCAACCCAATACCTCAGACATTCTTGCCAATCGTTGAGGCACGTACAAACTATTCCTTCTTCACGATGAGACCCATCGTTGGTCAAGGTATGGAAGGTGTTACCAAGGAATTCCAAGTATCCCCCGGAACATCAGAGTTGGCTAAGAAAATGGGCAAGATTCTAGGTGAGTCACCCATCATGATTGATCACATCATGCAGGGATACACAGGCTCCATGGGAATGTACGCAGTTGACTTGATTGATGCGATCCTCCTCGGGAATGATGAATCACCTAAAGTTGCCAAGCGCTTTGAGCAAATGCCTGTCATCAAACGATTCGCAGTTGACAAAGAAGCCAAGGGTACAGTCACGGCTTACTACGAACTGAAGAACTCTGTTGATGAGGTTGTAAGAACAGTCAACTTGATGGAGCGCACAGGAAATGCTGAAGACCTTGGCGCTTACATGGAGAAGAACGCTCAGCTGTTTGGCATGAGAGGTTACATCAGTAGCGTTGAGAAACAGATGAAAGTCATGCGTGAAGCGGCTATCCAAATCCGCTCATCGGATATGTCTTCTGAAGAGAAGAGAGACTCCCTGTTGGCTATTACTGAGGCTCAGAATGCCATGACATCCAGTATCAGGGAACTGAAGAAAACTATTTCACAGTGATATGACCCCGCTCAAAGAGCCAGCCAATGGTTCTGCGGTGGGCTTCATCCCAAGCTTTGAACTTGGCGTCCTTTGACCATTCATAGCCTTGATCCATCTTGGCATGACAGGTGTAGCACAGTGCCGCAATGCGGTAGTCGTGGGCTTTCAGTCCCATTCCTTTGCCATCTCGCTGTTGGTTGGAATGAGCGGCAACCACCGTGCCGTCCTGCACTCCGCAGATTTGGCATGGTGACTCCCTGACAATGTCTAGTAGGTGTCTATTCCGGTACATCTTGCTTCGCCAAGAAGTTAACGTAACGAGCTATCTCACTACCGGTGTAATCAATGTCTTTGTAGCCAAGAAACCGGTTAGCTATGCGTTTAAACAAAGCCTGCTGGGCTGCCTGCCAAACTTCGTAGCTCCAACCTCCGTCGTCTTCAAAGGCTTTATTTCCTATGAACTCACAATATTCTTTTTTGCTTTCAGTCATTGCTTTCTTTCGTATGTTTAAACACTTCGTAGTACCGGGCTGGTCTTGTTCTCATTATTCTTCTTAGCCAATCTGCGCCACCCATCTGTTTAAATTTTTCCCATTCTTCATCTGACATCCTGATATATCTAGATTTTAATAATGATGGTGGTTTGGGTCTAGGCATTCTTTGGTCTTCTTGTTGCTCTCAAAGTCCAACAAGCGGCACAGTACCACTTATTAGGATTCATTTGGATTCCTCCTTCTGGTGGTTTGCTCTGGTCGCATTTGTCGCATTGTTTAAACTGATGTTTATTTAGCTGCTGCCCATTTAAATCTAATTGTTTTTTTACAAAACCGTTCACGTCTTCATATTCCTTACAAATTTAGCAAACGATGCCGCTGTGTCACCAAACGGCATCTTGTCAAACTCTCTAGCCACTTCTTCTAATACTGCGTTACGCTGAGAAGGCGATACATAGATATCAAAATAATATGGCTGACCAAGATCCCGCAGGATCTGTTTGCCAAGATTACTGTGCTTCTCAACTTCGTTGAAAGCTTCGTCCTCTTCTTTAGTCCATTCAGTCATTCTTGCTCCTTAATGCCGTGTGCAGCTTCAATGGCTCGGGCAAATGTATATAGCCGTGTGCCATAGGCGTTAACATCTTCAAGGATTGCGCCTATCTCCTCATCACTTAACGGCTTGCGCTGTGGTGAGGTGATGTAAAGCCTTCGGACTTCGTAATGCCAGTCATGCAAATATGGGTTTTTTTCATACGCTTCTGCCGATTCTTTGCTACATGTATTCCATCCGTTCCATTCAGGAATCCAATCTGGTCGAGTCCTGTACTGATATTCAACTGGTTCGCTCATATTAATACCCCCACCGAATACGGAAACAGATTAAGTACAAATGCAGTACAAATTCGTTTCCAGCGGCAATAAATCCAATGGCAAAACACGGCCATTTTCTAGGCAAAAATTCTGTTGTTAAATGAAGGCTTTTTCTCATAATTCTTCACCATCCGTTTCTGTTTTTGAGTTGTTTAGTTCCCAACCAAGGATGGTGTATTGCCACTGGTCGGGCATCTTAGTGTTGAGTTCTGCAATGCGTTTAATAGCCAGAGTATGCAAACCTGCAAGCGGGGTGGTGCTCCAGCCGGGGCACATCTTGTCACAGAAATAGTCTTTAAAAATTCTCTCAGTTGGCATGTGCGCTTTGGCATACCAAAGTTCGGGTAAATGTAGCTCGCCCATTATTCACTCTCCTTCTAAGTTTGCAATATGTGTTTGTAAGTCAACGATGCGGGCTGTTTGGCGCTCTAGCATTGCGTCTTGGTCAGCCACGATTTTTTTATAGCCAAGCAACTCACCCTCCAGTTCATGGATTCGGTGCTTTAAGGCTCGTATGTCACCTTCAGGCACTACGGTTGCCGAATCCCATGCGGCTTGGCGCATTACCTCGTGTAAATTACCACTGCGATTTGTGTTCATAAGTAATTCCCCATTTGATTAAGGCTTGTTTTGTATCCTTTTGCTATATCCTTGGCTTTAGATAATCGGGGCACAATCTTGTCGTTTTCAACGTCAGACAAATACGACTTTGTGCATCCAATTTTTAGTGACATCTTTTCCAGTGACACATTTGTTTGGCACAGTCTTAACCCGCGCAAATATTCTCCAAGCGTAGTCATTTCTCTGTCTCCTGTTGCGGAAAGTAAATTGTTTGGAATTTCACGGCAGTTTCTCCGTCTTTGGTAAGCACTACCAGCGTTGCCGCAGTTAAGTCCATGCCATAGATTGCGCGTAGTGCTTCCCATACTCTTTGCATTTCATCAGTCATGCTTGTCCCCTTGCTCGGATTTGTTCAGCAACCCCAGTGCGGGGGAATCCGTTACTGTTCCAATTCTCAGCGATGTCTGCACACGCCTCACGCTCGGCAGAAGCGACAAGGGCGGCAAAGTGTTCAAGGTTTTCTTCAGACTCAAACCTGTGATAACTTCCATCGGCAGGGAACACTGCCCCCGCCTCCCGTGCCATGCGAATAATGTCTTCTCTGTTCATTTGGCCTCCAGTTGTTTCTGCGGCAGTTTGTCTATGAACGCCTGACTAAACTGGACAGAATCACAATCTTCAATCGTCACATCGTCAAGCATCGCCTCCTCCATATCGCCGTGGCAGTACACGCGAAACCGCTTTCCGCCATAGGCTATGTCGTACATGGACTCGACACGCTCGACTGGCTTGTTGCACACCGCACACATTGGTACGTTATGCAGTACCAATTCGTATTTGTTAACAGCCGAAATGTTCATTTCTTCCTCCTGTACTCTAAAACTTCATTTAACAAACGCTCCATCTCATCAGCCGCCATCAAATGGAACGGACTGATCGGCTTGTGGCTTGCTATTGAACGCATCATGGCAATGGTCTGCCTTGCTGTGCTTTCACCAAGGGGGCGTCTTCGTGGTTCTCTGGGTTGAACTTTGGGACTCGGTTCCCCGTGTCCTTTGGGTTTGGAAATGGGGGGAAGGGCCATGTCATTCATCCTCCTCGTCTACAACACGGAGTTGTCTTGCCAGTCTGCGCTGAAACATCCGCTCTTTCAATGTTCCGGCCTCGTTGCGTTCTGCGTTATACATTTCTTCCAACGCATTGATCCAATCATCAAGCAGGTTCAATTGTGTTTGGCTACCCAAAAGGTAAAACTCAGATGCCATCTTCACAAACCCCAAATCATCACGGATATGAAAGATAAGACCGCCAACATTCATACTGCGGCGATTACCAATTTTTCGTTGTTGTGTCATGAATCCTCCTGTAGTGATACTGGAACGTAGAAGCAAGCCTTGCTCTTGCTGTCTTGTACATTGACTATGCCATTGCCGCGAGTCTGCTTGGGATGGTCTAGCCACCTCTTGCAGTTCTCGCATTTGGCATCAGGCTTCTTAGGTTTACACCTTGTGTATTCCGCTGATAGGGGTGTCACTCACCTAACTCCTCAAAGATTTGGTTTGTTAAATCACGTACACGACTCAACACTGCGTTTAAATCAGCCTTATGGGGGAACTCCCCAGTTACAGCCATCTTAATATTTGTGAGCGCCTTATACATTTCCGGCCCTTTGACTGCAAATAACAATCTATCTTCATCGTCAGGGTAAGTAAATTCAAGAATTACTTTGGGTTGCATTTAGACTCCCTATCGGTTTAGCAATCAACCAACGATCCCCCAATTGCAAGACTGAGCGCACCCACTTACGTTGATTGTGTTGGTTGATATGTTCGGGAACCATTTTGTTGTTATAGATCTTCCTTGCTTTTCTGCGTAGTTGTTCATTCGTCAACATTTTCTCTCTCCCTAAGTTTCAAATGATCCGGCATCTTTGAAGCAATCCAATAACCGGCTGCGTTTAAACTAAAACCTTTTTCAATCATTTCTTCAGGTGTTCTGCATCTGCGGTCTACTCCGTGCTTTCCTGTGCGGTGCTTGTTAAAAGCACCAGTGCTATTAAAGTATTCCTTGCACCCCTGACATTGATTGCGGTCACCCTTTAGAACTTTCACTGGCAACCTCCCTCATGGTTAGGTTTGCAATCTCTACACTCATCATCTCTCCAAATGATTGCCCTGACGGGAATCTCATCTGCGATGCTTGATGCTCGTTTACTACTTTTGTAGCGGCTGTTAAACCGTCATTAAATCCTTTGAGATAAGGGTTGTCTTGTGCCATACGCACATCTAATCCTTCACGCAGAATCCTAGCCATCGTCACCTTCTTGGACTTGGCAAACTTCTTTAGCTTGACGTAGTCTGCATCATCTAGATACGTCATGAATGGTTTTAGTTTTTTAGAAAGGGTCATCGTTTGCTTTCGTTGTCTCATAGCTTGCGACCAAATTGTCAAATGCGGCTTGAGCGACTGCATTGCCATACAGCTCTGTTCTTGAATTTATTCCACAGCGTTTACACAACATGTGTGCAGCGTCTGTTTCGTTGTCGCACATCAAGTATTCTTGGAAATCGGGGTCGCGGCAAAGCATTCCGGCTTTGGCTACTCGGTTGTCATATGGTGTGGGTGACTCATCATCTTGGATGCGAACCACCGCACAGGCATATCTCGCCCCAACAAAGTCACGCAGAATCTCTTCCGGTACTTCGTCAGGGTGCAGAGCAAGCGTCAAGATAAAACCAGTGCGGTCTTGCTTCAACGCTACTTTACGGGCTTCAAACTGTAAGGCCATCAAGTTGCCCCTGCAAATAGGAGATCACTGCACGGTAGCCAATCACGTCATTTTCCAACTGCTCAAGTTCGGCTTCTTGCTCTTCTATTACTTGATCATTGATGTCTCTAAGCATTTCCAAATTTGCAATCAATGCGTGTAAACGATCAAGTTCTTTGCGTAGTACTTGCTGACCTTGCGTAGGAGCGGGCTTGCTTTCTTTAGCTACTGGCTTCTCCTTCTTTGCTTTTTTCTTAGCGTTGTGCAAGACTTGATAGACATAGGCGTTTGTTACACCACAAGCTTTAGCAACATCGCTTGGCTTGTGTGTGGGGTTGGCTTCTTTGTAAGCAAGAATCTTTTGTGTTTTATTCATGGTCTCTCCTCAGAAGGGAATATCCGAATCATCAGCAGGGAAATCCTGCGCTTGGTTCTCTTGACGTGTGCCGCCTTGTTCTTTAGGAACGTAGCGATCTACAGCCAGTGACAGGAATGTCTTGCCGTTCTTGGCAACCTTCTTCCAACCTGACAGGCGAATGACAGTCAGACCATCTTCGGTCTTGAGGTTTGTCAGATCCTTAAGGTTGATGGAAATCGTGCCAAAGTAATCAGGAGACTTGGGGGTCTTCTTAGACTGTGTGGCGAACAGGGATCCTGTGTCGGGCTTGGCTTGGTAATCACTCATTTGGTTTCTCCGTTTGGTTAAGTTTTAGCTTCAAGGCTTTGAAGCATTTCAAGACCTCCTCATAAAGAGGAGGGTGCGTTTCCTTCAGCGAATCAAGCTGAAGTTCATTGCTCTTCCAGTAGCTGTTTAAACCTGCTACTGTGGTGCAGTGGGTTGTCCACTCAATCATTCCGTCAGCAAACAACTTTCGGCTTGCGTCTGAGTTGTCCCACTCAGTGGGTTGCGCTTTCTTGGGTGCGGTCTTAGTTAAGATCTTCTCGTACTTAGCGCCATCTTCCTTCTTGTACAGTTCGCCCATAGGAGCCGTTGCCTCCGTGCTAGGAGCGGCTTTTGCATCCTCCTCCGGTAAGTCCTCGCCCGCATAGATATAAAGCGAAAGGCCGTGCAAGGCGAGGGCTTTGGTCATACAACGCATGATGGCTGTATTGACTTGGAAAGCGTCAGGGTTTTGAATGGGTTGGTTGCGGTGGTTCATCACAGGCAACATGCATGTGCGTGGCTGACCGAACATAGTCACAGTGACCCATACCATGCCTGTACCGTTAACGTCCATGTATGGCATCTCCGTGTACTGATCACGCATGAAAGTCTTAACTTCAAAGGTTGCGCTTGGGTCAGCCTTCAAAGCCTCAGCCCAACCCCATGCCCACGAAAGGTAGGTTAAGCCGTTCTTCTTCTCAGTGTGATCATTGACGTTGATCTTTAGTAAATCATGGGGCGACATTGATTTCTCCTTGGTATTGTTTACACCACTTGCTGACTCCGCAGAAATCTCCGGTGCATCGCTTGGGTTCGCCTTTTCTTTCCTCGACATATCCTTTTTCCTTTTCTGCCAGTTCGTTGGCTTCATCGATTGACTTAAATACTCGGATCGCTGTCTTGCGTCCTTCTCTCTTCACTGCGTAGATGGTCTCGCTCATCCATCGTTCTTCATCGGTACAGGCTTGTAAGTCCTCCCCGAATTCCTGTGCTTGCTTGGCGGCACGGTGCATGTCCAAGCGTTTGCGTACATAGGTCTCTGTAGTGACTGAATCCCACATAGGGATGTCAATCATCACAGCCTCAGCCTCGGGGTAATTCTCCTGATTGGAGTGGGCGGTGTAGTCTTTGATGATGGCGCAGATCTTTAGACCGCAGACCTTTTGTTTCTTGACTGTCTCCACAAGCCATTTGTAGATGTTCAACTGGGTGACCCAGTCATCCTTGGACTGCATGACTGACCAAGCCTTAACAAACTTGTAATCAATGATGACAATCCCGTCATCTGTGTGTTCCTGTAGATCTACTGCACCGCTGATGGTGATGCCATCAATCGAGTGGAAGATGCGCTCACGTTGGTGTAACCCTCAACTGTCTTGCCCTCAAGCTTGGCGTGCATGAATGTTCCAAGCTGTGAAGCAATCAATTTAGTAACGTCAATCTCCATCTCCTCATCGTACTGTTCTCGCATTCTGCGGATCTTTGGTGGCGACATTAACTCTGTTACGCTATACTGAGATGCACCCTTTGTATAGAAGTCTCTTGCAAGCAAAGCCACTAACGGTGCGGGTAAGCCTTGTTTGTTGGTTATTTTCATTTACTCTCCTTAAGGTCTGTATGAAACCGGAACTCAATAATAGCGATGTTTCACATGAATTGCAAGTACTATCACAAATTATTTTTGGTGAGCCAGCTTCCAAAGCAAACTCTAGAAGAGTTGTTCACTACGGTGGTATGTCTAGACTGATTAAGTCTAAGAAAGCATTAACTTACTCTGATGTATTTAGGCAACAGTGCAAGCCCTTGTCTACCCTAATGACGGGTGATCTGCGAGTTACTCTGCATATTTTTTATGCGTCACGCAGACCTGACCTTGATGAGAGCCTGATCCTAGACCTGATGCAGGGACTCATATATGAGAATGATCGTCAGGTGAAAGAGCGTCATTGCTACTGGGGACTAGATCCTGAGAACCCCCGTGCAGAGATCATCATTGAGAAGATCCCCGAGGTAGCCCCAAAAAAAAGCCCCTCCAAGAAAACTCGGAAGGGCTAACCCAAACGGGAGGAGAGTACCAGCAACTGCAAGTTGTGGTAACCCATAGTTTAAATCAAAAATACAACAGGTGCATAAAACACAGCTGTTGGCCAGCAGCAGCTGTTTAAACTACCCCAGAAGCTCCCCGGCGTATGTGTTTAAACGCTTTACGCCGTCCCGGGCTGCGGTTTCTTTTCAACTCTTCCGGTAACTTGGTGGTTGGTAAAAATATTTTTGGTATTGCTTGACACAAGCCAAATAAGTTGTGATACAGTCCAAACCGTTGCCATAGGAAGCGACAAAATCAAAGCCATTTATACATGCGTCTGCTCCTCACGGGGTTCCTATCGGGCGCAGTTGTAAGTGGCTTTTTTTGTTTTTGGGACTAGGTCGGGTGGTGGGTTAGCGCCATCACATGATTTAACAATCGGACAAAACGCTAAAGCACACTGCTTTATGTGAGCCGATCTAGTTCCTCCTCCTCCTACGACAACCGTACTCCACACGATAGCAAGGGGTAGACATCTGCCTGCGTGGAAGAAAAGGGTTACGTGGTATGCCGTAAGGCTAGGGGGCAGTTCCCGAACAATCCACGGTGCTGGTCGTATCTGCAAGCATAGGGGTCAGCTAACGCTGACATGCAGAAGCCGTAAGGCGGTTGAAACCATCCCTCTCTACTCTCATGGGGTAGGGGGGTCTATGGGTTGAAATTAACTAAATCCCCGCCAAGGGGCGATAAGGAGAGGCTATGAAATACAACGCAGAGCAAGTCGCATTTATGTTGGCGGAAGCCATAGACCAAAACCGTGAGTACAAGTCATGGCACTGCAGTACTCAGCACCTGATGGCTCTTGTTGAAAGGGTTGTTGCTGAAGAGCGTGAGGCGTGTGCAAAGGTTTGTGAGCAGACAAATGATGGAACGCCATACAACTTGGCTGAAGCCTGTGCCGAAGCCATCCGAGCAAGGGGACAAGCATGAAACGAGTAGACTATTTTTGGCCCAAAACCGTATTTCAAATTACAACAATCATTTTTGTTGTGCAACTTCTTACCGAACTTATTGGTAACAGAAAGCAGGGATTTGAATGGGTGTTGCCAATGTGTGGCAGTGTCTGGTTGTTATCCTGCCTCTGGGTTGTTTGTGCAATTGTAATTAACGTCCTACGAGCAAGGGGGAAAGCATGACTAAAGACGAAGCTCTTAAATTAGCATTGGAGGCGTTGAAAGAAGATAGGGCATGGCTTGAAACCGATGCGCCAACCGAAGTTTGGGAAAAGAACAATGAAGCCATCACCGCTATTAAAGCCGCACTAGAAGCGAAGGATGAGGCTTGGGAATGTGTATGTGGTGCAAACTTGTATATCGATGCCAATGGCATTCCAAGAAGTAAAGCGTCTGTCGAGCCTGCAACTGTTATGTTTAAACCAGAGCAAGAAGCGAAGGATAAGCCTATGCACCCCGAAATAAAGAAACTGTACGAGGACTACTTTGACAAGTGCTTCCGTGAGTCGTCCTCACTTGACAAGTGCTTCCGTGATTCGTTCTCACCACAGCGCACATGGGTAGGGTTGACTCACGCAGAAATCGATTATCAAGCCAAGAAGGATGACCACGGAGTTTATTTTGCTCTTGGTGCGTTATGGGCTGAAGCCAAACTCAAGGAGAAGAACAATGCCTAAAGGTTTACTTGACGACATACCAATCCACAACCAAGCCCGCGACAAAGCATGGGAAGCGTTCATCAAACGCAAGGATGTGAAGCATCTAGTCAAGCATGGTTTATTTGACAAAGGCTTTCCGCTGTATGGCGGCTACTATGAATTGTGGTGTCAGGCATGGGATCGGGCTTGGACTGCGGGGTTTAAAGATGGTTGGGAATCAGGCCATGATTGGGTGAAGCTAATGAACAACAAGGAGAAGAACACATGACCAAGAAACAAAAAGCATATCTACACATCATGATTTTGCCTTTTGCTATTTCAGCGGCAGTTGAATTTTTACCTGCGTGGGTGTATTGGCCTATTGCCCTGCTTGGCGGCATGGGTTGGGTTGGTGCTTGTGCAATTCTTGCCGAGCAGGAGAACACATGAAGCAACGTGTTTACACGATCGGTGTCGGTGATCAGGTCAGACTGGTCAGGGCATCCAACCGCAGACAAGCCATTGCCCACGTTTCACTGGGCATCATGACCATCAGGGTCGCCACACAAGAAGACATCATCAACCAACTAGACAAAGGAGTACCTATCGAGAACTACACCGCACCCGAGCAGATTGAATTGGATATTTAAAAAATACAACTAGATACTTAAAGGGAGAGAGAGATGGAAACAAGACAAAGAGACTTTCAAAAGTTCGTCAAGCATTTAAGTGAAAGCCATGAGGGCGTGATCTCAGCCGCCAATTGGTTAAACAGTTTGGGGTACTCAGTAACGATACCGCCATCGACTGTCTCAGACAGTTATGAGAATCGGATGAAGCATGTAGACAACGGGGATCTCTACATCAATATGCGTGTGGAAGTCAAGACACTTGGCATCACATTCACCAACAAGGCAGACTGGAAATTCGGGGATAAATTCATCGTCTGCGCCAAGCATTCGTTTGACAATGCCAAGCCCAAGCCTTACGCATACATCATCCAAAGCGCAGATTTAAAACACATCGCAGTCGTCAATTCCAGTACGTGTAAACAATGGTATTCAGAAAAGCGTAAGGATTCACGATACGAAGATGTGACACAGGATTTTTATCTTTGTCCAATTGACCTTGTCAGGTTTCATGCGGTTTAATTGATATTCCAAGGAGCAAACATGGCTACACGTAACTACAAACAAGAATACAAGACCCAACAATCCCGAGGCGAACACGAAGACCGAATGGAGCGTCAACGTGCCCGTAGAAAATTAGACGCTAAGGGTGTGACCCGACAAGGTAAAGACGTGGCTCACGTCAAGGCACTCAGCAAGGGTGGATCAAACGCAGATGGTATCCGCCTTGAATCACCTGCAAAGAATCGTTCGTTCCCAAGAAAATCTAATGGGAGTATGAAATGATTGCAGAAAGTTTAAACCAAAAGGAATGTTTAAACTGTAAATCTGATTTGGCAGCTTTAGGAAAAAACAGGCAAGCTTTGTATTGTGGTGTTCAATGTAAGAACGCTTACCGCAGGATAAAAGATCCTGAGATACATACCCTTCAGACAGCCAAATATAAATCAACCATGCGCGGCAGGGCAATCGCCATGTTTCATGGGACTAAGGTTGGGCGAAGATTCCGTGACGGGAATGAACTAACGCCCGAATGGATCATGCAAAAATTAAAACATGGTTTTTGCGAAGTTACTGGCTTGCCATTTACATACGGATTAGAAGCAAGAAATCCGTGGTCGCCATCTCTAGACAGAATTGATCCAAAGATTGGCTACACGTTGGAAAATACACGTGTGGTTGTTTGGATTTACAACACAGCTAAAAACGTTTTTCACGATGAAGATGTCATGTTAATGGCTCAAGCTTTGATCAATCAAAGCATTAAAGAGACAATGAAATGAATCAAAGGATCGCTGAGTTTGTGGATCAATTCCACTTCAACGAAAGCACTCGGGTAGCTTGCCCGTACTGTTCTGCTGAACGCAGAAAATCAAATCAAAAGGACATGACGCTAACTCGCAAGACAGACGGGGCGGTCGTGTTCCATTGCCATCATTGTCAGACTAGCGGCTCAGTCCAACCACAACAGGAGAGAATTTTGTCAGCCGTACCCAACCCAACAATTGTTTCAAACAAACTGCAAGACCAACATTACGCATGGTTAGCCACAAGAGGCATATCACCCGCAACCGCAGACAAGATGAAGTTGTTTGCATCAGAGAAGTACTTTGGAAAGCTTGGTAAGAGCGCAGATGCTATTGGCTTTCCTTACTACAGGAAAGGTGCATTGGTAGCCGCCAAGTACAGATCATTCCCTGAGAAAGACTTCACGCAAGACTCGGGTGGTGCGCATGATTTCTTTGGGCTTGACCTTGTTAAGAAGGATCAACCACTCATCATTGTTGAGGGCGAGATAGATTGCTTGTCCCTCATGGAATTAGGCTACGAGAATGTCGTGAGCGTACCAAGCGGAGCGCCAATCAAAGTCGCAGATGGAAAGGTTCTACCCTCCGAAGACAAGAAGTTTGCCTACGTATGGAACGCAAGGGAAGTCCTTGACTCAGTCCCTTACGTGATTCTTGCAACTGATCAAGACACTGCGGGTCAGGCGTTAGCCGAAGAACTGGCAAGGCGTATTGGAAAAGAGAAATGCAGACTCGCCAAGTTTGAGAAAAAAGATTTAAACGAGGTCATGCTTGATGACCCAACTAAGGTGGGGGAGGTACTGGCATCAGCCGCCCCGTACCCAGTTTCGGGGATCTCGGATGCAGGCACTTTCTACGAGCGTTTAAACGAGTTATATACGAAGGGAACGGGGAAAGGTTTCTCGACAGGCTACCAATCAGTTGATGAGATTTACACAGTCGCCCCTGCACAGTTGACTGTCGTCACTGGTTACCCGTCATCGGGCAAGTCCAACTTTGTAGATCAGATCATGGTTAACCTTGCGCAAGCCCATGATTGGAAGTTTGCGGTCTGCTCATTTGAGAATCAGCCTGAGATTCACATCAGCCGACTGATGGAGATCTACACTCGCAAGCGTTTCTTTGACGGCAAGGAGAGGATGTCTGAGCAGGAAAAAGAGAATGCGTTTAAATTCGTCAAAGAACATTTCCTGTTCATTGACACAAACGGGGAAGAGCCTTCAACACTCGACTCGATCTTGGATAGAGCAAGGGTTGCGGTTAAGAGGATGGGGGTTCGGGGGTTGGTCATTGACCCGTACAACTACATCGAGTTGCCTAGGGGTGACGGGACAGAGACAGCCGCCATCAGCGACATGCTGACTCGGGTGCAGAAGTTCTGCAAAGCCCATGACGTACATACATGGTTCGTTGCTCACCCTTCTAAGATCACCCGACAAGGTACAGAACAGCCCCGCCCTGACGGGATGTCCATCGCAGGGTCGATGGCTTGGTGGGCAAAGACGGACTGCGGGGTGACAGTCCACAGAAAGGATCACCATGTTGAGATCGCTGTGTGGAAGTGCAGATACAGATGGGTCGGAACACAGGGTGAAACCACAATGATCTACAACAAAACCGCAGGAACATACTCGGAGAACCTCGATGCCTTCTAACAGTTTAAACAATACTTCAGGTAGCTCACCAGATGAGCCAGAGGATGTACCTGCGCCACGTTTAAACGTGAGGGATCAGCTTGCAGAAGATTGGGATACTGAGCTTCTCTTTTTGAGTGATAAGGAGTTTGACGAGGCAATCATTGGGGTGTCAGAAAGGATAGGGGATGTTCCTGTCGTTGCTTATGACACAACAAAGATCGTGGAGATCCTGAGTCGGTCAATGACAGTTGATGAGGCGTATGAATTCTTTGAGTTCAATATCCTCGGGGCGTATGTCGGTGATAGGACACCCGTCTTTATCACGACTGTTTAAACGTAGCACGCAGCAGCTGCTGGCTGCATAGATGTTTAAACGCAATCCTGGAGTTTGTTTAACCTGCCAGCATATGCGTTTAAACGTTAAGGTTTAGACCAAAAAAAAGGGAGCGCAATGCTCCCTTAAATTCGTGCGACTCGCACAGCTTGGATTATGTTTTGATACTTTCCACAGAACCGAGGCTGTCGGTCTCTGCCCATGCGGTACACCGCCCACGCTTTGTCTGCGTAGGTGATGTACTTCTCAGCAGGGTTGACGAACCGCTCATGGTTAACAAGGTCAACAAGGCTGTCATGGGAGTAAGTTGTTTTGAGAAAGGTTGGGTCTGATTGGGTGATCGTCTTGATCCTCTTCATCAATGCACCTCATCAGCCCTAGGACGCACAGAACGCTCGATGTCGTAGGTAACAGACACAACCTCCAAGACTTCACGCTTGGGGCGTTCATTGACCACAGCAAGGGACACTGCGGCTTTGATTAGCAAACCGAGGGTCTCCTGTCCATCTACATCATTGGTGTCGATCCACTTTATCAGCCCTTCGTAAGCCTTAAACAGGCGTTCGTAGTCAATCTCTTGTTCATCTCTGTCGATTGTTTTAATCTGCATGTTCGGTCTCCTTTTCCATGTAGCGCACCAGTGCCTTTGCTTCGTCACTCTGCATCTTTTGAATGATCTCATACATCTGCGGGGCAATGGCAATCAGTCGGGCATTCGCCCGTTGGGTAGCCGTTGGTTGGTTTTTGTTGACGCATGACGCAACTTGCGGTTGCCCGTGCGCATTCTCATACCCCCAAACAGTAGCGCTGTGCGCAGTCCAAGGGTGAGGTGTTATGTGTTTAAACATCATGGTCTCCAGTAAAACAAATCAAGCAGTAAAACAATCGTGCCAACTAGGAACACAACACGTTCCAATTTTTCGTAGGGAGTGAGGTTCATTCTTCTACCTTTCGGTCACCAAATAGGCATTCAATAGCGGCATCGATGGCGTCCCAATTAATGCCGTCATTGGCATCAAATGAATCAGCAACAAGTTCTAACACTTTGAGGCATTCATCATCGGACAGCGTGAAGCCCCAATAATCCTCAAGCCGTGCTTCCACGTCCTCTACGTGCCAATCATTCCGTAGTACCCAACCATCATGTGTTTGAACCATGTGTGCCATTATTTCTCTCCTGTTTGTATTTGTTTAAGTGCATCACGGGCACGTCCAATGTCATAGAGCAATTCGTCAAGCCAAGACCCTTCGTCAATGTAGGTGTCGGCAGACTGCATTAGGTTGTTCAAAGCCTCGCCCAGTAAGTCAATCTTTTCTTGGTCAGACATTGGTCACCTCCTCCACGCTGTAGATATCCCAGTCGCCATCGCCCTTGTCGATGAACGTTGAGCCATCAAGGTTGTTGGCTTTCTCCTGAGCCTGTTCGTAGTCCTCTGCATCCACGTAGGTGTAAAGGTACGTTGTCATTCTTGCCCACACTTTGTAAGTTTTCATTTCCACTCCTCCACGTCTGTGATTGTCATTTCGGTAACAAGCATCCCCTGCACCTCTACCCTGTCGAGGGCTGAGGCTTCTGCCTCCTCCCGACTGGTGGCATCAATCACGATGTCAACGTATCCCTCAACAGCCACTGAGACTGTGTAGGTTTTGGTCTTGCCCTGCTCGGCAAGTCTGCGTTCATTGGCAACCCAAAGCGCAGAGTAATGTGCGTCTAATCCTTGCATGGTTTCTCTCCTTAAGTACTGGTTTCTTTTTTAGGGGTGAGGGGCAAGCCCCCCTCAGGCCGCAAGCTTCAGCTTGTCAAACGCCACTGTGCCCAAGTCCTCGATCTTCTCGATGGTCACTGCGTTTTTGTAGATGTGCGACAAGCCCGAGCATATGCCCACGCCAATCGTTGTGATGCCAAGGTTCTCGCCTGTGATGGCTTGCTCTCTGCACTGGTCAGCATCACCGATGCCGTCCGTCAGGAGGAAGCAAACCTTGCGCTCCTCTTGGCGATTCAGCAACAGGCCATGCGCATATTGCAGGGCTGTGCTGTCGTTTGTGCCGCCCCCTGCGGTGATGCGCTCTAGCAGGGGCTTGATGCGTTGGTAGGGGGTGTTGAAGTCCTTAAGGATCGACACGTCACAGCCAAAGGTCACAACACTGGTTGCAACCCCTGCCTTTGTCAACGTGTCCAGTAGGGCATACGTGGCAAGGATGGCGTGGTACATCTTGGAGGTCAGGGGGTCTTTGCTCTTGAACATCGAGCCTGATACATCCAAAACAATCACAACCGCAGAGTCGATGCCGTCATGTTCTTTGCGCTGTTTAAACAGTCGGTCATTGTGAGCCATTGTGGGCAGTGCCCGAATGTTCAACACGCCTGACTTGCGGTTGTGTTGGTACTCTTCAAAGCCTGAATTCTCAAACAGTTTGCGCACTGTGTAGCGTAATCTTGCAGGGATCATGTGACCTCCATTAAAAGTTAATTGGGAACACTGGGTCAGCGTGTGGCCTAGTGTGTTTTTCTTTCTTGGTAATACTGCCCGTCCAGTATGTGCCGCCTGTCTCTGCACCCTCGGGTGCTTTTGTATCGGGTTCAACCTTGCGTGCTTCCACTGGTTGGCCACGGCTGATAGGAGGCTTCGCAGGGTTTGTTGGGGGGGTAGGTGCACCGCCCTCCTGATCGCCTCCTGTAGGGTCATCTGAGGGGCTTCCAGTGCCATCCTCATCACCATCTGTCGGTGTGTCGCCATCGGTTGGGTTGTCGCCTTTATCTTTGCCCTTTGTGGGTTCGGGGTTGGGGTTGATGTTGGGCGGTTGGATCTGCGTCAGCTTGTCAAAGACCCACGTTGCAACATCCAAGGTTTGCCATGAATTGTCGCAAGCGTTTAAACGTCTTACTGCCTCGGCAAAGATTGGTTGCAAACCCTCAGCCACTGGCACTTTGACTGTCGCATGTTTACGTGCGTAGACAGCGAGAACAAAGGGGTACTGCGCAGGGTTTGACCAGTCGGTCACTTCGTCCATGGCTTCAACAACAACACCGTTGATCAGGGCGGTAAGCAGGGCTTCAATGTTGCCTGTCAGGCCAACCTTAATTGCTTTGTGCTCGATCCATGCATCCTCTAATGCGTTATGCAATTGAGCCACATACTGGCTGTGATCCCAACCCTTACATGTTGCGTCAAAGTTGGTGTATGTCCAGTGCAACAGTTCATGCACACCGTAGCCAACAAAGCGCATCAAGTCAGAGTGGGTCAGCACTGCGTCATCCCTGACGTTGGTCAGGCAGAGATGGCCTCGGGGGGTGATGGATGCAGACTGAGTGCCGCCCCATTCAATGTTCACTGGGTCACGTCCAAGATCAGCGCAGACCTTGTGAATCGCAAGGGTAACTGCACGTTTAAACTCAAAGCCTCGGTAATGTCTCATGGTTGCCTCACAAATATTTTGCTAGAACACTAGCGTTGATGTATGCCGCCTTGATTGCATCAAGTGCTGTGCGGCTCTCTTCGGGTTGACGTGAAGTGATGGTTGACTCCCAAGCTTCATCGACAGTGAGAACGTTCAGTGCCCGAATGAATGCGAGTGCTGAACGAATAGATGGGGGATCGATAACATCCCCAGTGGCAACCTTGGCACGGGCGGCAGTGATGGCATTGATTACGTGTTCTGCCAACTGCTTATGACAGCCTGTGTGACGGGTGATGGCCTCGACTTCCTGATCCTTACAAAGGTAAGTGAAGGGGATCACTCGGGCAAAGCGGTCAGCCAGTGATGAATTCATGTTCTGCGTCTTTGCATAACGTCCTGACGTGTCGCCATTGGTCATGGTGTTGTCAGCGGCAAAGACCAACACACCTTGCGCTCTACGGTGCACAAAACCCCCGTAATTGACTGCGCTGTTCTCTTCCAAGAACCCGTTGAGGGGTGCTAGTTCTCCCGCATCAGCCATGCTGATTTCATCGAGCAAAACCACGGTAGAGGGGGAGGTGAAAGCTTCCAAGAAGTTGCCTTTCTTGAACACTGTCGCACCATTCTCCAAGCCCACAGCGCCTACGTAATCGTCAGCAGTGGTGTACTTGTGGAAGTTAATGCGAGTGTAGGAGCGGCCTGTCCGAGCGGCAAACTGTCGGGCTGTCTCTGATTTGCCAGTGCCTTTCGGGCCTCCGAACCATGCATTCTCGCCAGTGTTTTGAGAGGCAAGCAAGTGCTTCAGGATGCCGTCTTGCCACACAAAGTTGGGGTCAATGGCGGGGGCGTTGGGTGCGTCCCAAATGTCAACCATCACAGGGTCACCCTTGAAGTCTTTAACGTCAATGCCAAACACATCAAACGCAGACTTGCGGTCAACGATCGTGGCACTGGTAGCACTGGCAAGCACCGACTCAGCCTTGGCGTCTTTGACGGCCTGAGCAAAGGGTTTAAACGCCTTGGCAATTGCACTGGCAACCTCTGCGTTGATCTTGTCTTCATCGACAGTCACAGCGGCTTTGCGGGACACGTCTTGAATGTCGTTGCCCATGTTTTGCAAAAGCCCTGCGAGGACTGCCACTTTGCCTGTCATGGTGTTGATTTTGTCTAGGGCATCCAATGCCACTGATTCAGCACGGCTTGCCGCTGTAGCTGTCGCCTCAAGCTTGGCGTTGTCAACACCGCCCACACTGTCAGCAACAGGAGGGCAACCTTTGATGTAGTCGAGGCTGACGTTGCCGTCCTCGATTAGGTCAGCAAGCCAGTTCAGGCGAACCATTTTGTCCTTGTCGTTGATCACCGACTGAGGGGCTTTGAGGGCGATAACCGCACCATTGATGACGTATTTGTCGATGGGGGTCAGGGTTTTGATTGTGTTTAATGAGGCCATGTTTTCTCTCCTAGGTACTGGTTTCTTTTAGATCAATGCAAGAACATCACCCTCATTGGGGCAAAGTGGCAAATTCAAATTGCCATGTTTAAACGCCCACTTGGCGGTGAGCCTGACTGTGTAGCCGCATGATGGGCACACACATTTCAGCATCCGAGTGCCCTGTTTTTTGCCAACAGAAGCTGACAATTCAGCGTGGACGTAAGCCCCGAGCGAGTCGATGATCTGTTGGTAGGCCGCAACAAATGCGTTGCCATGAGTCACCGACTTGTAACGGGCAGAGGCAGTGCCATTGGGCAACAAGTGCATGGCATCAGCGACACGTTGGTAGGGCTTGCCATGGTTCAGCGCACCCTTGGCGGTATGGCACAGCATGGCAACAAGGGTCTCAAAGACCTTGGTTGGGTCAGCCAGTACAGGGCTGATGAAGATCTCAAAGTGAGCGTCAGCGCTGTTGGTGTTGGGGAAACACTCGCCAACCGACTTGAAGTTGGTGCGTTTAGCGTTGGACGGCAGGGCACAGGAAACCCTGATCTTGTCAGTGATTGACACGCCATTGGAAAGAAAGAAAGGACGCAGTTCATCGACTGCGGCAGTGAGCCAGTCCTCACGGGTGAGGTGTTTGATTGGTAGGGTCATGGTAGGTCTCCAAAGAAGTGGGAATTTCCACTGCAATGCCCCCGTGCGGAGGGGCATCACGCTGTAAATTCATGCAACCTTTTTGCCTAGGCACTCGTTATATGTGCCAGTGAAAAAGATGCGGTAGCCGTTTCGCTCTGTGTCGCCCTTGCAGACGATGATGTTGCCGTGTCGGTCAATTTGTGCTGTGTACATATTCACTCTCCTTTGTTGTGACGTGCAATGATCTGCTGAAGCAGGGCTTGATCTTCAAGACTAAGCATGATGGAAGCGAAAGCATGTTTGTAGTCATAGAGAAAAACACGCTTGGCGTTTGCCAGTGAGGGGTCAGCTTGGTAAGCGGTGAGAAGTTTTTTCATGGGGTCTCCATAGTCGTGCAACAGCGCACTGTTAAGCCCGAAAGGCTTAACGCTGTACTGTCTACAGCCCTCTGTGGTGTGATCACCTAGAGGTTGGAGAGATCTGCACTATCTGATGTTCTTTGCCCATCACGGGTCATCAGGTCTAAGCGGTAATCTCTTGCGATGTGGTGATTGTAGATCAAGTGATATTGTCGTGTAAACACCCACAATATTAACCTGACTAAATTGTAGGGTTATTAAATGGAGGGGTGATGGTGGGGTGTCCGAGACTTTGTATGTATTTATATTAGGCAAGCAAGGTGCTGTGAGTTGGACTAAAAAGTAATCAATTTGAGATGAAAGTAATACCATTTTGAAAAGTATTAAAAAACGCTCAAAACGGCTCAGGTGAGGCGATCGGAGAGGTGGTAAGGGGGTAGGTGCATGGAGGTCAAAAAAACGCACTGAGGGCGTTTAAATGCGAAAGCGCCACAGTTTTAGCGTATTACTTTATGTATGTTCTGTAGTACTAAGGTAATCAAATCATGTGTTGTATTTATGCACTGTATAACAAATGTATAAGCTGTGGATAAGGCTGTGGATAAGTCGGGGGTGTGGATAAGCTGTGGATAACTTCCTGTGGATAACTTTTGACTTGTCCACAGGGTGTTGATAAACTGTGCATAATGCGAACAGTGTGTTTCCCTGCGTTGGTGCATGGAAAACGGGTGCGGTGTAGTTACATATGGAGCGTTTAAACATGAGCAAGGCAAGCAAGGCTGAGTACAAAGAGGAGTTGGATGCGGCACTGGAGGAATTGGAGGAATGGGGGGAGGATGAAAGCCCCGAAGACCTTAGCGAAGCGGAACAGTATGCCCATGCCGCAGATAGACCAAAGCTAAGAAAGGACGGAAGACATAAAGGATCAGATGTAAAGAGACCAAAGCCTCTAAGCCCACGTCAAGTACTGTTCACACAGAGGGTTATACAGGGAGACAGCCTGAGAACAGCGTACAGGAATGCCTATGCAAACGATACAGGATCAGATGCAAGTATCAGCGCATCAGCTAACAAGCTGATGAAAGATCCAAGGATCAAACACATACTGGATGAAGCATGGGAAGAGACAGCAGAACACCTGAGTGAAGACCTTGCGGCATCAAAGAGGTATGTTCTCAAAGGTCTGTTGGCACTAAGCAAGAAAGCCAAGCAGGAAGGTACGAAACTTAAAGCACTGGAACTGATGGGCAAGGCGGCAGGGTTGTTCACCCCGACAGAAGTACAAGACAAAGCAGTGATCACCGCAGACCAATTGAAGAGAGAACTTGCAGGGCACATGAAACTGTTAGAACAAAGCAAAGCTAACGTGATGGATGTGGATGCGAAACGTTTAAACAGTGTCGTTGCGCATGATGCACAGGGCGTTTAAACATTCGGGATACTGCTACCCCCACCAGTACCCGACCCCCACTTGGCATGACATGACACCCTCCCGCGCGTTACGCTCTAATCCACTCTCCCAAATACATCCCACAGAACACCCCCCCTTCATTTCCCAAAAAGCCTACCCCGGGGGTATATATATTTTTGAAAAACATGTTGCGAACGTTCGCATTTGCGTTTAAACTCCAATTGTTGGGAAAGCGGATGTTGTTGGATGACACTCAGCCAAGTGATTTAGTTCATGAGGTGCAGTACCAACAGACGCAGCGAGTACCAACTCATATGAAGGCACATTGAGGTTGACAACCAAACTGGACGGCTAGTCACCGCTCTGGGCAGTGTGCCCTCATATGAATCGGAGAGAATGCGGAGCATGACTAAGAGGAGACAGTTAGTGTTAGATTTCATTCGTGCATACATTAGGTTGCACGGGGTTCCGCCGTCTTATGAAGTTATTGCTAAAGGAATTGGTTTGAAGTCAAAGTCAAATATCCACAGGATTGTTCACAGGTTAAAGACTGACGGGCATCTTGTGACCAAGCCCTACAAGTTCCACGCCATCCGGTTGGTGGATCAATCTGCGAAAGCTGTGATGTCTTTATGAGTTTATTAACGCACGCAGAGATCTCTAAGTACATGTCCATGGTTCCGAAGGCTTCGCCTGAGAACCGGGCTAAGATCCAGATGCTTCTGGAGATGGACAGGATTGAGAGAAGCAAGGAGTCGTTCTTGTACTTCGTGACCCAGATGTGGCCTGTGTTCATCTCTGGTGCTCATCACAAGATCATGGCAGATGCCTTTGAGAGAGTTGCCAATGGGCAACTCAAGAGGTTGATTATTAACATGCCGCCTCGGCACACCAAGTCTGAGTTTGCTTCTTTTCTTTTACCTGCGTGGTTCTTGGGGAAGTTTCCTCATAAGAAGATCATTCAGACTGCCCATACTGCCGAGCTGGCTACCGGATTTGGACGAAAGGTTAGGAATCTTGTTTCATCAGAGCCGTATCAAAAGGTTTTTCAGACTAAGCTATCGAGCGATTCAAAAGCCGCAGGTCGCTGGAACACTCATATGGGTGGGGATTACTTCGCTATCGGTGTTGGCGGCGCTGTTACAGGTAAGGGCGCTGATCTATTGATCATTGACGACCCACATTCTGAGCAGGAAGCCAAGCAGGCTAACCCCGCAGTGTTTGACGGGGTCTATGAATGGTTCACTTCCGGCCCTCGTCAGCGTCTACAGCCGGGTGGAGCCATCATTATTGTGATGACCCGGTGGTCTAAGAGAGATTTAACCGGTCAAATTCTAAAAAATTCGGCTAAAGATGGCGTAGATCAGTGGGAAGTCATTGATTTTCCCGCAATCATGCCCAACGGGAACCCTTTGTGGCCCGGATTTTGGTCTAAACAAGCCCTAGAAGCCCTCAGATCAGAGCTTCCAGTCTCTAAATGGGAAGCGCAGTACCAACAGAACCCCACTTCCGAAGAAGGCGCAATCATTAAGCGTGAGAATTGGCAGATTTGGGAGAAAGATTCACCCCCGCAGTGTGAATACATCATCCAATCTTGGGATACTGCGTTTGAAAAGAACAATAGAGCCGACTATTCAGCCTGTACAACGTGGGGCGTCTTCCAACATCCCAACAAACACGGTGATTTGAAGCCAAACATCATTCTCCTTGATGCGTTTAAAGCACGCATGGAGTTTCCTGAGCTAAAACACAAAGCTTTGGAGATGTGGAGGGAATGGGAACCAGATACGTTGATCGTTGAGAAGAGAGCTGCTGGCGCTCCGCTCATCTATGAGATGAGAAAGATGGGAATCCCTATGTCAGAGTATACGCCGGGCAAAGGAAACGATAAGATATCGCGTGTAAACGCAATCTCAGACTTATTTGCCTCTGGAATTGTTTGGTGTCCTGAGACCCGTTGGGCTGAGGAAGTGATGGATGAGTTAGCCTCCTTCCCCAACGGCGATCATGACGACCTTGTTGACTCAAGCAGTCAGGCTTTGATGCGTTTTCGCTTGGGTGGCTTCATCTCCATCGATTCAGATGAAGAAGATGAGCCTACTTACCACCGCAGAAAAGTAGAGTACTACTAAGGAATATTATGAGCATTGAACAATCATTGAGCCAAGCTCCATTGGGTTTAAGCGGTCTAGAAATTGACGATACCCCAGCCATTGAGATTGAAATTGAGAACCCAGAAGGCGTCAGAATTGGCATCGACGGGATGGAAATTAACCTCATGCCAGAAGAAGATGAGGAAGGTTTTGATGACAACCTTGCCGAGTATATGGATGAAGGTGAACTTGAGAAGATTGCAAGTGACCTAATTGGAATGGTAGACACAGACATCAATTCCCGCAAAGAGTGGGTTGAGATGTATGTCAAAGGTCTTGATGTTTTGGGAATGAAATATGAAGAGCGTACTGAGCCATGGCTGGGGGCGTGTGGTGTATTTTCAACTGTTCTTACCGAAGCCGCAGTGCGCTTTCAAAGCGAAACAATCATTGAAACCTTTCCGGCTCAAGGCCCAGTCAAGACGGAAATTATTGGTGCAATTGACAAACTCAAAGAAGAAGCTGCGGAGCGTGTCAGAGATGACATGAATTTCAGACTCACGGAAGGTATGCCTGAGTACCGTCCTGAGCATGAGCGTCTTTTGTATTCTCTAGGTCTGGCTGGCGCAGCCTTCAAAAAGGTCTACTACGATCCAAGCCTAGGCCGCCAAGCGTCTATCTTTATCCCGGCAGAAGATGTAATCATCCCTTACGGCGCTTCTAGCGCCATGACATCAGAGCGTGTGACCCACATCATGCGCAAGACAAAGAATGATATCCGTAAGCTTCAAGTTAACGGGTTCTATATTGACTGCGATCTGGGTGATCCTCTTCAGTTCTACACCGACGTAGAAAAGAAAAAGGCAGAAGACCAAGGCTACAGTTTAAACGACGATGACCGTTACCAAGTCTATGAGATCCACGTAGACTATGACCTGCCCGGCTATGAAGATGAAGATGGAATTGCTCTTCCATATGTCATCACATTGGAGCGAGGAACAACTAAGATTCTTGCTATCCGCCGTAACTGGGGTGAAGACGACAAACATAAACTTAAACGTCAGCACTTTGTCCAGTACACATATGTACCCGGATTCGGTGCTTATGGCCTAGGTTTGATTCACCTGATCGGTGGATACGCCCGTGCAGGCACATCTTTAATTCGTCAATTGGTAGACGCAGGAACTTTGTCTAACTTGCCCGGAGGTCTTAAGACCCGTGGTCTTCGCATAAAAGGCGACGACACACCAATCCAGCCCGGTGAGTTCCGTGATGTTGATGTGCCTAGCGGCTCGGTCAAAGAGAACATCATGGCGTTGCCATACAAAGAACCATCTCAGGTTCTGTTGGCCCTGTTGAATCAAATCACAGATGAAGGACGCAGGCTTGGCTCAATCGCAGATATGAACATCAGCGATATGTCTGCCAATGCTCCCGTGGGTACAACTCTGGCGTTGTTAGAGCGCCAGTTAAAAACCATGTCTGCGGTACAGGCTCGTGTTCATTATTCAATGAAGCAAGAGTTTAAACTGCTCAAAGAAATCATTCGTGATTACATGCCAGAGGATTATGAATACACCCCAGTATTCGGAACTCCTCAAGCTAAACGAGCAGACTATGACATGGTGGATGTTATCCCCGTGTCAGATCCTAATTCCGCCACGATGGCTCAGAGGATCATGCAGTACCAAGCAGTCATTCAGTTGGCTCAAGGCGCTCCTCAGATCTACAACCTACCAGTCCTGCACCGCCAGATGATTGAAGTTCTGGGAATTAAAAACGCAGACAAGCTTGTACCTGTAGAGGACGACATGAAGCCAAGAGATCCTGTCTCTGAGAATATGTCTTTCTTGACCGGCAAACCTACCAAAGCGTTTATCTACCAAGACCACGATGCTCACATTGCTGTCCACACATCAATGATGCAAGATCCTATTGTGATGGGCCAACTGGGTCAGAACCCAATGGCTCAGCAAATGCAAGCTTCTATCATGGCTCACGTAGCAGAACACGTAGCATTCCAATACCGCACAAAAATTGAACAGCGTCTTGGTGCTACCTTACCAAAACCTGACACTGAAATGTCAGAGGACGTGGAAGTTCAACTCTCTAAACTTGTTGCTCAAGCTGCAACCCAGTTGCTTCAAATTGATAAAAACCAAGCAGCTCAACAACAAGCCCAACAACAGATGCAAGATCCTGTTGTGCAAATGCAACAAGCTGAATTGCAAATCAAACAACAAGATGCGCAGACAAAAGCGCAGAAGGTTCAGGGAGATTTAGCAATCAAGCAAGCAGAACTTCAGCTCAAAGCTCAACAGCTTCAGTCTCAGCAAGGTGAGAACCCAGCAATGGCTGCACAAAAAGCGCAACAAGAAATTGCTGTTCAAGCAATGAAGCACCAAGCTGAAATGAAACGTGCCCAAGAGGAGCATCAACAGTCCTTGATGCATAACCAGCAAGCACAAGATTTGCAAGCTAAACAACAGCTTTTGCAAATGATGTTGAACGCAAAAAATCAACCGAGAGGTGAATGATGGACAAACTGCTTGAGAGTTTAAACAAGAAGCTTGATGAACATGTCAAGCAGTTAGTCGATGTTGTCAGTGGTGGTGGTGCTAAATCCCACGATCACTACAAAGAACTGTGCGGAACGATCCGGGGTCTGCAAACCGCGCAGTATGAACTTGCTGACCTCGTGCGTAAAACTAAGGACTATGACGATGACTGAATTTGATGTTAGTGCGGTTGATCTAAGCGGTGTGCTAAATACCAACGCTGAAGAGAAAGCCAAACAAGTACCAGATCCGGCAACTTACCACCTCCTCTGTATGCTACCCAAAGCAGAAGAAGAGTTTAGTGAGACCGGTATTTTGAAATCTGCGACTGCGATGTATCACGAGGAGCTTCTTTCCCCCGTGTTATTTGTTGCAAAGATTGGCCCTGATGCGTTTAAAGACGCCTCTCGTTTCCCCTCTGGCCCAAGCTGTAAGGTAGGTGACTTTGTGTTAGTGCGTCCTAACACCGGAACCCGCATGAAGATTCACGGCACTGAGTGGAGATTGATCAATGATGATTCCGTGCAAGCGGTTGTGCAAGACCCCCGTGGTATCCAACGACCAAGTTAAGGAGTAAATCATGGCCGATACAGAAAAAACAGAATTTGAGTTTCCTGATGAAGCAGAACAAAACCCCCGTAAAGGTGGGAAAGTTGTAGAAACTGAGTCAGTTGAAGAAGAAAAACCTGAGATTGAAGTGGTGGATGACACCCCAGAGGAGGACAGATACCGTACTCCAATGGCCGAAGCCCCGCAAGATCCTACCGAAGAAGAACTTGCAACATACTCTGAGAGTGTAAAAAACAGGTTTAAACACTTCACAAAAGGCTATCACGAAGAACGCAGAGCCAAAGAGGCTGCTGAACGTGAAAAAGACGAGGCTCTTCGCATTGCTCAGGCGGTGTTTGAAGAGAACAAACGCTTAAAAGGCTCAGTCAATCAGAACCAACAAGCTTTGCTAGAACAAGCAAAGAAAGTTGTTAACTCTGAGATTGAAAATGCTAAGCGGCAGTACAAAGAAGCTTACGAGTCTGGAGATGCGGATAAGTTGTTAGAAGCGCAGGAAGCACTAACTACCGCCAAGATCCGCGCAGATAAAGTAAATAATTTTAAACCTGCCCCTTTACAGGAAAGAGAAACTCCTGTACAAATCACACCACAGCCTCAACAAGCTGCACCCGTTGACGAAAAACTACTTGCATGGCAAGACCGAAATCAGTGGTTTGGAAGCAATAAACGGATGACTTCATACGCTCTAGGGCTGCATGAAGAGCTTGTAGAGAACGGTATCAGGGTTGGCAGTGAAGAGTACTATAAACGTATTGACACTGACATCCGAGAAAGATTCCCAGACCAAGTTGGAGCCGGGGAGTCCGTTGATGCGAAACCTCAACGTACCAAATCCAATGTTGTTTCACCTGCCACCCGTAGTACAGCGCCTAAAAAGATCGTACTAACGCAGACACAAGTGAATATCGCCAAGCGGTTGGGAGTTCCTTTGGAACTGTACGCCCGTAAGGTTGCTGAAGAAATGAGGAAATAAAAATGGAAAAGTCTATCGCCCGTCAAGGCCGTGATCTGAGCACCCGCGAATCTGCGGAACGTCCAAAACAATGGATGCCTCCACAGCTTCTACCTGACCCCAATCCGGAGGCAGGTTATGCGTATCGCTGGATAAGGATTGCGTCGCTAGGTAAAGATGATGCCACGAACATTTCCGGTAAGTTACGCGAAGGCTGGGAACCTGTTAAGGCTTCTGACCATCCCGAAATCCGTCTGTTTGGTTCTTCCAACGGGAAGTTTCCTGACAGTATTGAAGTCGGTGGTCTGTTGCTTTGCAAAACACCTGTGGAGTTTACTGAACAGCGAAATGATTACTACCGAAAACAATCGGAAGCTCAAATGGCCTCAGTGGATAACACTTACATGCGCGAGAATGATCCGAGGATGCCTATGTTCAAAGAACGTAAGTCCACGGTCACTTTCGGAAAAGGTCTTTAATTTTTCTGGAGTCTATAGATGGCATACCCTACCATTGACAAGACGTATGGTTTCAAGCCTGTCAATCGCATTGACGGCCTACCCTACGCCGGAGCGATCCGTCAAATCCCCGTAGCACCTGCTTACGCTACAGCAATCCTGAACGGTGACACCGTTAAGATTGATACTAACGGCTACATCGTAGCTGCTAGTACAACCAATTCAGGTAGTGTTGTTGGTGTTTTAGTTGGTTGTTCTTACATCAACTCTTTGAGCCAGCCTACGTTTAGCCAGTACTATCCTGCGGCGACCTCAACATCTACCAACATGGCTTTTGCCTTTGTTGTGGATGATCCTATGGCAGCTTTCAAAGTTTGCGCCACTGTCGCTGGTTCCACCACTCCTACAGCTTATAGCCGTGCTTTGGTTGGTTCTAACGTCGCTTTGGTTGCTAACGTTGGTTCTACCACCACTGGTGACTCTTATTATGGTATTGACGGTTCTTCCGCTAACACCACCAATACGTTGCCCGTTCGTGTGATCGACGTTGTGCCTGATACAGCTACAGGTAATGCTAACGTAGCTGCCACGACTTACTACGAGTTCCTCGTTAAGTTCAACACAAATCAGTATAACAATACTGAAGGCATCTAAGGAGTAACTTAAAATGGCTATTTCACGCGCACAACTATTGAAAGAGTTGCTCCCCGGTCTGAACGCATTGTTCGGTCTTGAGTACGCTAAGTACGGCGAAGAGCATAAAGAGATCTACGAAACAGAGACATCTGAGCGTAGCTTTGAAGAAGAGACCAAGCTGTCTGGTTTCTCTGCTGCACCAGTCAAAAACGAGGGTTCTGCCATCGCTTATGACAATGCACAGGAAGCATGGACTGCACGTTACACCCACGAAACCATTGCGATGGGCTTCTCCATCACTGAGGAAGCTGTGGAAGATAACTTGTATGACAGCTTGTCTTCACGTTATACCAAGGCTTTGGCCCGTGGTATGGCTTACACCAAGCAAGTCAAAGGTGCTTATGTGTTGAACAACGCTTTCACCGGCGGCCCAACATATGGCGACGGCGTGGTGCTTTGCTCTACTGCTCACCCCTTGGTGTCTGGTGGTACTAACAGCAACACTCCATCTACCGCTGCTGACTTGAATGAAACTTCGTTGGAAAACGCAGTTATTCAAATCGCTGCTTGGACAGATGAGCGTGGTTTGCTGATCGCCGCTAAGCCTAAGAAGTTGATTGTTCCTCCTTCTTTGATGTTCGTTGCTACTCGTCTGCTGGAAACCGAACTCCGTGTTTCTACTGCTGATAACGATATCAACGCTATCAAGAACAACGGTTCAATTCCTGAAGGCTATACCGTTAACCACTTCTTGACAGACACCAACGCTTGGTTCCTGTTGACTGACGTGCCTAACGGTTTGAAGCACTTCGTTCGCACCCCTATGTCTACCGGCATGGATGGTGACTTTGACACAGGTAACGTTCGTTACAAAGCCCGTGAGCGTTACAGCTTCGGCGTGTCTGATCCTTTGGGCATCTTCGGTTCACCCGGAGCCTAATAGGCATCAAAAAAAGAGGGAGCTTCGGCTCCCTTTTTTGTTGCATTGGTTTAAACGAAGTGGTATAAACATATTAATCCGGGCTTTCCGGTGCATCAAACTGTCCCGGCAGACAACATACGGATTGATGCACTTAACTTGTATGTAAGGAATACATCATGGCACGTACTACGTTTCAAGGCCCAGTTCGTTCATTGGGCGGCATCTATCAACAAGGCCCAGCGTCTGTAGTTGATATCACAACAAGCACCACATTAAGCCCAGAAGCCCACGGCGGTCGCATTATTGCTGTTGGTGGCTCTTTGGCGGCAGCTGTTACTTTGACATTGCCTGCAATCAATGTATCAGCTAATCCCACAACATCTGGCCCCGGCCAAGATCCAAGCACAGCCAACAACGAAGGCGTGACTTACACAATCTGGGTTCCTACTACCATTTCTACAAGTTCTTTGAAGATTGGTACTACTTCCGGTTCTAGTGACTTGTTCATTGGCTCTGTTATTTCTATTGACTCAGACACATCTGGTGCAGTTGTTGGTTTCTCTGCTAACGGTTCTTCTAATGACTTCATCAACTTGAACGGTTCAACTACCGGTGGCGTTGCTGGCACATGGATTCAAATCGTGGCAGTTGCAGCTGACAAGTACATGGTGACTGGCGTTGTTGTCGGCTCTGGTACTGTGGCTACACCGTTCGCAGATTCCTAATCAACCCAAGGGGCTTCGGCCCCTTTTTTAAAGGAGATTGATTATGATGCAAACTGACGTAGTAGGTAAGGATTGCGCAGCTGGCGCAACCACTACTGTATATAACGGACGCGCTCGTTTTAAAGGCATTTGGTACAGTTCTTCTGGAGCTTCTACCATTGCTGTTAAAGATGGCGCAACCACATTGTTTACATTTACTGTCGCAGGTCAAGCATCGGATGATATTTGGATTCCGGGCGAAGGCGTATTGTGTGAAACAAGTCTTGTCATAACAACTGGAGCGGGGCTTACCGCAGTGGTTTTCTATGGCTGAGAAAAAACAGGCAACATTGATGGGCCGCAAGTTGTTCATAGGCATCCCAGCTTATGACGGCAAGTTAAACATCAAGACCGCATTTGCTCTGGCGCAGTTAATGCCCAAAGCAATGAGTCTTGGCGTTTCCATCACGTTGTCTGATTTGTCTAATTGCTCAATCATTACCATGGCTCGTAACGCCTTGGTACACGAATTCTTAAAGACAGATTGCACAGAGCTTCTGTTTATTGATGCTGATGTGATTGTTAACCCAGACGACATCTTGCGTTTAATGGCCCAGAGCGGTGATAAAGACATCACTGCTGGCGCATATCCACGCAGGGCAAAGGATGCTAAGTTCTTTGCAGACATTTACCAAGATGACAATGGCGACCTAGAGTTTGAAGGTTCGTTAATGCGTTTGAAGAGAGCGCCTACTGGGTTTATGTTGATCCAACGCCATGTCATTGAGCAAATGGTATTTGCACACCCTGAGTGGACTTATGAAAAGTCCCCAACAGAGAAGATGTCAGCAGTATTTGACTTTGCCATTGTGGACGGCAAGTATGTTGGTGAAGATTATTTATTCTGCGACAGAGCAACGCAGATGGGATTTAAAGTCTATATTGACGTAGACATTAGCCTTCCTCATGTTGGACAAGAAACATTTGAACGTAACTTCCGTGAAGAGGTTGTCATGCCAATGTTGGAAAATATCTATCAATCCAAACTGAAAGTCGTAAATGGCTAAATCACCAGCATGGCAGAGGAAAGAAGGCAAATCAGAGAAGGGCGGCTTGAATGCCAAGGGACGAGCCTCCGCGAAAGCGCAAGGCATGAATTTGAAACCGCCCCAGCCAGAAGGCGGCTCCCGGCGCGACTCTTTCTGTGCGAGGATGGGCGGCATGAAGAAGAAGTTAACCAGCGCAAAGACCGCCAACGACCCAAACTCACGCATCAACAAAGCTCTTAGAGCATGGAATTGCTAAATGGATTACCATTTTCTTTGGTCGGCTGCTTTATCCGTCATCCTAGGGGTTGGCGGATTTTTCCTGCGTGAAAAGTTTGCTGAAGTCAAAGAAGTAGCTTCTGAGTTAAAGCGAGTTGAGCGACTACTCAACATAACACGAGAGGAGAACCATCGTGATTTCATTACTAAAGCAGAAGTTCAACGAATTTCTGACCACATTGACCAACGCTTCAACAGGCTTGAAGAAAAGATTGACCAGCTTATTCGGCAAAAAGGATAATGATGCCAAGCACGAGTAAGAAGCAACACAATTTCATGGAAGCGGTGGCGCACAATCCATCGTTTGCCAAGAAAGTAGGCGTCCCACAGTCCGTGGGTAAAGATTTTTCAGCGGCTGATAAAGGCCGTAAATTTGCAAAAGGTGGCGACATGAAACACGAAGATGTAAAAATGGACAAAAAGATGATGCAGAAGGCCGTGAATAAACACGAAGGCCGTCTGCACAAAGGCGCAACTATGACCAAGCTGTCTAAAGGTGGCATGGCTGCATCTAAGATGGGTGCTGTTAAAACTGGTAAAACGCCAGATGGTGTTGCTGCCAAAGGTAAAACCAAAGGCACAATGATTAAGATGAACATGGGCGGCAAAGCCTGTTAAGGAGTTTAAACATGAGAAGACGTAAATTCCAAATGGGCGGTGACGTAGATCCAATGGAAGCAGCAAATGCTTCTATGGAATCTCAAGACATTGCCAGATCTATGGCTGCTGGCCCTAAAAATGAAGCTCCTAAAGCAGCACCTAAGAACCGTGTTGTTTCCAAAAAAGAATTGGAAGATTCTGGTCTAAGTCTGCGTGATTATTTAAATCGTGAGCGTGGTTTAAAGCGCAGAGCAGAGAAAGATCCTACTGCTGGTGACTCTCCTGATAAAGCTGCTCAAGAAGCCGCAGATGCAATTGATCCCGGTCGTGATATGAGAACACCTCGCCGCTATAACAGCATTATGGAAAGATCACCAGAAGATCGTGATGCCATGTTGAAGTTGGGCTTACAGCGTCAAGAAGCCGCTAGAGCCATGAAAGATTTTAAAGCCAAGAAGGCGGCTGGCATGAAGTCTGGCGGCTCTGTTACTTCTGCTTCTAAACGTGCTGACGGTATTGCCACCAAAGGCAAAACCCGTTGCAAAATTTGTTAAGGAATTAATATGAGTCCAGCAGAAAAAGCAGCTCGGGAAGAAATGGCAGAACGCAAGATGCAAGATGCCACCGAAAAAGCGTATACCAAATCTTTGACAACCACTGAATATGCTCCCGCAAAGAAAGACCCACGAGATGCAGTCCGTGGTCAGCGTGGTTATGCTTCTGGCGGTAAAGTCTCTTCCGCATCTAAGCGTGCTGATGGTTGCGCCACTAAAGGCAAAACTAAAGGCACAATGATCACTATGAAAGGCGGCGGTTACGCCTGCTAAATTATGATGGCAAGCCGTGGAATGGGGGCCATGTCCCCCAGCAAAATGCCCAAAGGTGTACGTAAAGCACGCCGGGATGACACTGACTTTACGCAGTATGCTGAAGGCGGTAAAGTTGGACTTTACGCCAACATCCATGCCAAACGTGCTCGTGGCGAGAAAATGCGCAAACCCGGTCAAAAGGGAGCGCCTACAGCTCAAGCTTTTATTGACTCTGCAAAGACGGCTAAAAAATGACCACTACCGGCTCAACCCTCTTCAATATGGACTTCACGGAGATTGCCGAGGAAGCGTGGGAGCGTGCGGGCCGTGAAATGCGTTCTGGTTATGACTTGCGTACAGCTCGTCGTTCAATGAACCTGATGACCATTGAGTGGCAGTCTAAAGGTATCAACATGTGGACTATGGAGCAGGGAATCATTAACCTGACTCCGGGTTTAGCAACATACGCCCTACCAACGGACACAATTGATCTGCTTGAGCATGTCATTCGTACTGGGTCTAACACTGCATCAACACAGGCTGACCTAACAATTACACGTATTAGTGTTTCTACCTATGCCACTATTCCAAACAAGTTACAACAAGCTCGTCCAATTCAAGTGTGGATTCAAAGACTTTCTGGTGAAACCAATCCAACAGCTTTGGTTCTTGACGGAGCCATCAATTCCACAGACACAACGATCACGCTTAACTCGGTGGTTGGACTAGCAAACGCTGGTTTTATTCGCCTTGGTACAGAAGATATTTACTACACCTATGTCTCTGGTAATACTTTGGGTGGTGTGTTCCGTGGTCAAAATAATACAACTGCCGCCTCTCAAGCCGATGGCACTGCGGTATTTGTTCCCCAACTTCCAGCTGTAACTGTCTGGCCTACGCCTGATAACTCAACGCCATATCAGTTTGTATACTGGAGACTGCGTCGTGTTCAAGATGCTGGCGCTGGTATGGAAACAGCTGACATGAACTTCCGCTTTCTGCCATGTTTGGTAGCGGGCTTGGCGTATCACATTGCCATTAAAGTGCCTGAGCTAATGCCACGCATTCCAATGCTTAAGCAGATTTATGATGAAACATTTGACATTGTTGCTGGTGAAGATCGAGAGAAAGCAGCAGTAAGATTTGTACCTAGGCAGATGTTTATTGGAAGCGGCGGGGGTTACTAATGGGCAATCGTTTTGCATCCGGCAAGAAAGCGATTGCTGAATGTGATCGCTGCGGGCAGCAATTTAGATTAAAGCAGCTCAAGACCGAAATCATTAAACAACGCAAGTACGAGTTGTTAGTTTGTTCTGAATGCTGGGATCCAGATCAACCACAATTGATGCTTGGCACGTTTCCAGTAGATGATCCACAAGCTCTGCGTAACCCACGCAGAGATACAACTTATGTAACTTCTGGTGTAAACGCAAGCGGGAATTTGTCTGGTGGTTCACGAGACATTCAATGGGGTTGGGGGCCTGTAGGCGGAGCTAGTAATTTTGATGCAGGATTAACCCCCAACTACTTGGTGGCAACGACATTTGTTGGTACAGTTAGCATATCTTAAGGAGTTTAAACATGGCATATACACGATCAGCCGATGGCATCGCTAAAAAAGGTAAAACCGAAGGTAAAAACTTAGGTAATAGCGGCCCTATTCAGAAAGAAACGATGGGCGGTAAAGGCAAGGGCAAAGGCAAAACCAATGCTGACATGAAGTCTATGGGTCGCAACTTGGCAAAAATTGCCGCACAGAAACGAGGCTAATCATGGCTACATTTAGCAAAAAAATGATGGGTAAAGAAGTTGGTGATGCGTCTGTGTACGCTAAACCACACACCATGTCCGGCAAAGCAGTTAAAGCTTCTGCTAATCCCGGCAGTGGCCCAGATCACAGTGATGCATCTACAGTCAATATGTCTGTAGGTAATGTTTCTCGTCGCCCTCAACCAGCAGCAAAGACCAGCGGCATTAAAATCCGTGGTACAGGTGCAGCTACTAAAGGTGTTATGGCTCGGGGGCCGATGGCGTGACAACTGCCAACGACGCAGGATATGTGTATTCAATAGAAAATACGGTGAATGGCCACCGTTATATTGGAAGCACTACCAATTACAAATCCAGATGGCAAACCCATCGGAGTACGTTGCGTCGTGGAAAACACCATTCTTTTATCCTGCAAAAAGCTTGGGATAAATACGGTGAAAAATCATTTGACTTTAAGTTATTGCTGGTTTGCCCAAAAAAGCAGCGTATTGAATACGAAACTCGTTTGATGTCATTGCAGACATACAACATATTGCGGACTCCGCATGAGGTTTTGGTTCGCGGTGGTTGGTCGCATACGCCTGAATTTAAAGCAAAAATGTCTGCACTGCACAAAGGCAAAGTGCTAACGGATGAACACCGAGAAAAATTATCCACGCACCGTAAAGGGCGTATTGAATCACAAGAGTTTCGGGAAAAAGCTCGGGCGCGTCAGTTAGGCGTATCGCCATCTAACGAAACTAGAAGTAAATTAAGTCAAGCATTAAAAAATTTTCGTTTTGCGGCAACTGAAGAAACCAAGCGAAAAACAAATTTGATTCACACAGACTGTTTGCTTGGGGGTAAAATTTCAGATGCTTGTGCTAAACACGGGCTATCAACCACCACTTTTTATGCGTATTGCAAAAAACTTGCACTGCCCTTGCTAAAGCAAAAAAGGGAAGCAACATGACTTATGATGAACTTGTAGTTGCGGTTTCTGATTACTGTGAGAATTCATTTCCCACAGTTGATATGAACATCTTCATTAGACAATGTGAGCAAAGGGTATACAACACCGCGCAACCTGCTAACTTGCGAAAGAATGTGACGGGCGTACTAACCACCGGCAACAAATATCTTCAGTGCCCATCAGACTTTTTGTCTGTATATAGCCTGTCCGTATACCCGTACAACACTACAACTGCTACCGGTACATCTGGTCAGAAAACAATCGTAGTGGCAAGCACTACAGGTATTGCGGCGGGTCAGCAGGTTACGGGTACAGGCATTGGCACTAACGCTCAAGTGCGTAGTATTGCTGGTACAACCATTACATTGACTGTTGCTAACAGCGGTACGGTGTCTGGCTCTGTGGTGTTCCAAGGTGACTATCTGTATCTGTTAAACAAAGATGTGAACTTCATCCGTGAGGCATATCCGTTGTCTGCGTATGCGTCTGAGCCTAAGCACTATGCAATCTTTGGCCCTCGCTCGGACGATGTGAATGAGTTGACGTTCATTGTTGGCCCAACTCCTTCGGCTGCATACAACGCAGAACTGCATTACAACTACTACCCAGAGTCTATTGTCACTGCTGGTACTACTTGGCTTGGCGATAACTTTGATTCTGTTTTGTTGTACGGCACTATTTGCGAGGCCCTTGTTTACATGAAGGGTGAGGGCGACATGATGAAGGTTGCTCAAGAGCGTTATGTACAAGCGATTGCTCTGTATAAAAACTTGGCAGATGGCAAACAACGTGCTGATGCTTACCGTGATGGTCAAGTTAGGACGGCTGTTGCATGAGTTACATCTTACAAACCCAGACCACCAGCTTCAAAACGGAGCTGTACACGGGCGTTCACAACCTACTTACAGACACGCTTAAAATTGCGCTGTACACGGCTAACGCTGATTTAAACGAGGCAACCACCGTTTACACGACAACCGCAGAGGTAACGGGTACAGGTTATGTGGCTGGTGGTGTAGCCCTGACGGGCGTAACCATCAACTCTTCTGGGTTTACAGCGTATGTAGACTTTGCGGATGTGGTGTTCAACGCTTCTGTGACCGCTCGTTGTGCTTTGATTTACAACGTGACGCAGGGTAATAAATCCATTGCCGTGCTGGACTTCGGTTCAGATAAAACGTCTACCAATTTTACAATCACAATGCCTGCTAATACCGCAACGGCGGCGTTGATTCGTTCTTCTAATTAAGGAGTCAATATGACCACGGAAAAACTAAAAGCTATCGACCATGTTTCTAGTGGTTTTATTGCCGGTACTAAGTCAGGCGAAGAAGCCAAGGCTACAGGCGTTTACCACGTTGAGTGCCACGACAAAGACGGCAACCTGAAATGGTCTGCCGACTCCAAGAACTTGGTTGTTAATGCTGGTCTGGCTTACATGGCTGGTACGGCTTTAACTTCTGTTGCCCAGATTACCACTTGGTACATCGGTCTGTATGGCGCTGGCGCTTCTAATACACCTGCTGCTGGTGACACTATGTCTTCCCACGCTGGCTGGACTGAAGTTACTACATACAGCAACGCAACCCGTGTGGCTGCTACTTTTGTTACAGCAACGACCGCTAACCCATCCGTGGTGACAAACTCTGCTTCTCCAGCTACGTTCAATATCAACGGTACAGCAACTGTTGGCGGTGCGTTCTTGACAAGCGGTAGTGCTAAAGGCGGTACGACTGGTACGTTGTTCTCTGCATCTGACTTCAGCTCTCCGGGCGACCGTTCAGTTGTTTCGGGCGACATTATCTCTGTAACCTACACATTCAGCCTCGCTGCTTGAGGTCTAAATGGCTGAAGGCGGCTGGGGTTCTGGCGCATGGGGTCAGGCTGGCTGGGGCGATTCAGTCTATGACCGGAGTGTTGCTGAAACTGCGACAGGGACAGATGCCGCTTCTTCAGTTGTTAGTGTGTTGTCTAGTGTTTCTGAGACAGCTACCGGCTCGGATGCCATTAGCGCTTTGGCTACATTTGGTTCAGCCGTATCAGAGACAAGTACAGGCTCAGACGCAATCAGTGCGCTTGCAACGTTTGGGGCTGCGGTCAGTGAGTCAAGTACAGGGTCGGATGCGATTAGTGCTATCCCAACGTATGGGGTATCTGTTTCTGAGACAGCCAGTGTTTCTGATGAGGCAACGGCATTTGCCAACTTCTTAAGCCAGATCACCGAGAGCGCAACGGGCACGGATGCCGTATCTTCAGCTTTCACATTCTTAGCGTATATTGTTGAGACAGCAACTGGGTCGGATGCAATATCAAGCAGTTTGGCTATTGGCGCAGAAGTTAGTGAAACGGCAACAGGGTCTGATTCTGTAGCGACAGGGGTTACGGTTAACGGGGTAATTTCGGAAGCAGCGACAATTTCAGATGAGGCTGTGGCGGTTGCTACCTTCATGGCTTCTGTTGTTGAGCTGGCTACAATTTCTGATTTACTGCTGGGTAGACCTCTTTGGGAAATTATTGATGATGTACAAAATGCAGACTGGGGAGACATCACAAATACGCAAGCTGCTGGTTGGCAAAATATTGATGACACACAATCAATAAACTGGCAAAATATTAACAATACTCAGTCTTCTGGCTGGGCGCAGGTTGATGATACTCAGAGTGCTGGGTGGACACCGATCGACACGAATTAGGAGCTTTTAAATGACTACAGGCGCAACGGCACAATTAGGTTTAGCTCTACCGGTACAGGGCGAACTCTCCGGCACATGGGGCGACACCGTTAATAACGGTATTACGCAATACACAAACATTGCAATTGCAGCCACTCTGACCCTGACAGGTGACGGTGCAGTCACTCTGGCCAACACCACCGGTGACTCTTCAGCTTCTAATATCACATCAACTCTGGCTGGCGCGGGCACAGTCACAGCGCAGTTTGCCATCGTTAAAGTGTCGGGTACGACAACCACTAAAGTCGTCACAGGCCCCAGCTACAGCAAGACATACGTTGTCGATAACGCTTCATCCTACGCTATTACTTTCAAGGCTTCTGGTCAGTCTGGTGTTTCTATTGCTGCTGGCGAGAAGGTCACTGTGTTTTTCAACGGCACAGATTACCTGAAGATTGCCGGTACGATTGCTAACGCAGCAGGTTCTAACACCCAGATTCAGTTCAACAGCAGCGGTCTGTTTGGTGCTTCAGCTAACCTGACATGGGACGGCACAACACTTAGCTCCACACAAGTCAACATCACAGGTCAAGGCACTCTTCGTCTGCAAGACACGACCGGTGGTGAGTATGTTGGCCTTCGTGCGCCCGGAACATTGGGTGCAAGCTACACACTGACATGGCCTGCCGATGACGGCACAAGCGGTCAAGCTCTGGTGACAGACGGTTCTGGTGTTCTGTCTTGGTCTACAGCCGCATCTGGTGATGTGTACGGCCCCGGCTCTTCTACTGACAACGCAGTGGCTAGGTTTGATGGCACGACTGGTAAGTTGCTTCAGAACGGCGTAGTGATTGTTGGCGACACTGGCGCGGTCACGGGCGTAACAGACTTTACTGCATCTGGTTCTGTAACTTTCTCTGGTGGTACTGCTAACGGAGTAGCTTATTTAAACGGCTCTAAGGTTGTTACAAGCGGTTCTGCGCTTACTTTTAATGGAACTACATTTACAGTTGGCGCTAATGCTCAAAGTGGGTATCGCTTGCAGTCGTATTCTGCAAGTGGTAACGACGGCATTAGCATTATTAACGGCGCAAACAGCGCAGGTGATTTTGCTGCTTTAAGTTTTGTTCAGAGCGGTACTCAAAAAACCGTCATGTACACCAATAGCGACACCTTCACGCTTAACTCGGCTGCGGGTTCTGCAATCTTTCAGATAAGCGGCACAGAAGGTATGCGCCTAACTAGCACAGGTCTGGGTATTGGTACAAGTAGCCCTGCTTATAAGTTAGATGTCTCTGCTTCAGCAAATTCCGCTAATGTCATTGCTGTTACAAATACAGATACAAATACCGCAAACTATTCAACTCAAGCGTATTTCAGACTTAATGTTGCTGGCAATCACATTGGTGGTTTGAAATCTACAGCAAGAAACCTTGGAGGTTTATCTACATCTGCTTTGTATTTGACGACTGCTGGTGCTTATCCTATTGCATTTGGTGTAAACGATTCTGCAACACCATCAATGGTGCTTGATACGACAGGCACTTTATTTGTAAATTCCCAAGCAAGACCTTCTGGAATTGGTGGTGGTGACAATGGTAAGTTGTGGGTTAAACAAACAACCACTGGAAACTACGGCATTGTTTCTATTGCAAGCGCAACTGATTCATTTACTTCAATAGCCAACACGGGAACTGTGGGGCTTATTGGCACAAGTTACGGCTCTACAGGTTCATATTTGCCGTTGGCTTTTTACACAAGCGATTTAGAGCGCGCACGTATAACCGCATCTGGCAATTTTGGGATTGGCACTAGCTCCCCAGTTTATAAAATACACGTTGATACTACTGTAGCCGCAACAACTGGTGTGCAAGATGTTGCAATGTTTCAAGTTCAAAGTTCTGGGTCAACAGACAGCACCTTTGGCGCTAGGCTTTTGCTTGGAACAGAAAACCCAAATGGGAATGTTTGGCCTGCTGGTATAGCGGCATTAAACGATTCCGCAGGAAGCAATCTTAGCGCACTTGGGTTTTACACAGCGACTTCTGGCCCTACGCTAAACGAGCGTATGCGTATTACAAGCGCAGGGGATGTTGGTATTGGCACTAACGCACCAATTTCTATTTTAGAACTTAAAGCGGCTAATCCTACGCTAACACTTTCAGCGTCTGGTACTAGCGGATCAACTAATAAATTAACATTTAAAACTGGATTTTCTGGTACTAACGGAGATCAAAACATTGCGGGTGTTAACGCTGAACTTAGAATCAGTGGTTCAACAGTTGGCGGTGCAAACGCATTTGTTACTCTTTATACAGGCAACACAGAGCGTGTTCGTATAGAAGAAGGCGGCAATGTAGGTGTTGGCACAACCGGAGCAGTCACAAAACTTCAAGTCAACAGCGGTAGCAGTTATGTTGGTGGTTTCAAATCAACTGTTGCAAACGGCTTCATTGCATTTCAAGACTCAGGCACATCTGGCGCTTTGACAGATGGCAATGTGGCTATTGGCGCTATCTCAAACGACTTGGCTTTTAGGTCTGGTGGTGCAACTCGTATGCGCCTTGATAGCGCAGGGAATCTTGGTTTAGGCGTTACACCTAATGCTTGGCAAACAACTTCATATAAAGTTTTGCAAATAGGCGCAACAACATCTATCTTTAACGATGGCGGTGCATACACGCAATACATAAACAATGCGTACATTGATAGTGCATACGCTTGGAAATACCAAACAACAAGTTTTGCTACAAGGCACGACACATATAACGGTCAACAGCGTTGGTTTACCGCCCCATCAGGTACAGCAGGAAATACTGTTACTTGGACTCAGGCAGCTACGCTTACGGCTAATAGTGAGTTCTTAGTGGGTAGAACATCAGTAAGTATTTCTGGCGTTAAGGTAGATGCAGAAGGTTTGTATGGCTCTATTAAATCAGGTAACTGGTCTTGGTCTTTTGGCGCTAGTGCATCTACAAATGCTTTCGTTATTAACGATACTACTTCTGGTTCATCAGTAGAGCGTTCCCGCATAGACTCGAGCGGGAATTTGCTGGTGGGTACTACGGCAAACACTAATGGTTCAAGGATATTCGTTGTTCCATCCGCAAACACATCTCCAGCTTTTGCGTGTCAAGGTGTTACTGGTGATGTTGCAAATCCAGCGGCTATTTTTGGCAAATTTGATAACAATACAACAACATCTCAAATTCTTGTTCGTTTTACTGTCAACAACAATACCGCTGGTTCTGGTCAAATTACAGCAAATGGCGCAAATACAGCCGCTTTTGGGTCTTATTCAGATGAACGCTTAAAAGAAAATATTGTTGATCTTGCGCCTCAATTGGCTAACATCATGGCGTTGCGCCCTGTTGAGTTTGACTACATTGAATCTGAAGGTGGTGGTCATCAAACAGGCTTTATTGCTCAAAACATGGAATCTATTTACCCAGATGTTGTTGGTGAGCGTGAAGATGGAATGAAAATGATTGCTGGCTGGAGTAAAACAGAAGCTCGTTTGGTCAAAGCTATCCAAGAACAACAAGCAATCATTGAATCACTCAAGGCACGTTTGGATGCCGCAAATCTTTAAACCGAAAGGAAAATCATGGCTAATACATACACATGGACAGTTACAGCAATGGACTGCTACCCACAAGAAGACGGCAACACCGATGTCGTTTTTACCGTTCACTGGACTTGCTCTGGTACTGACGGCACATACAACGCCTCTGTCTACAGCACTTGCGGTGTAACTTACACAGCAGGCTCACCCTTCACCCCATACGCAAGCTTGACACAAAATCAAGTGTTGGGTTGGATCTGGGCTGGTGGCGTTGACAAAACAGCTACTGAAGCCGCTGTTGCACAGCAAATCGCGAATCAGGTAAATCCTCCAGTGGTCACCCCTGCACTGCCTTGGGCAACTACAGTTTAAACACTACTTCAATGACTGCCTTTTACGTGTATGAACACATCCGTAGAGATACGGGGGCAGTCTTTTATATCGGCAAAGGGCGTGGCGGTCGCCACTGTTCTAAGCGTGACAGAAACCAATATTGGCATAATGTTGTAAACAAGGCTGGCGGGTTTGATTCCCGTGTTGTTATTGAAGACCAGTCTGAAGAATTGATATTGCTTGCTGAAATAGAAAAGATCAACCAGTTGCGGATGCTGGGTGTAACACTTGTTAACTTGACCGATGGCGGTGAAGGCATTACAGGACTAAAGCACTCAGAAGAAAGCAAGCTGGCAATGAGTCAAAAGCTCAAAGGCAAAAGCCACAAGCATACGCCTGAGTCAATTGAGAAAATTAGGCAGGCAAATACAGGTGTTATTTTTTCTGATGAACGTAAGGAGAAGTTACGGCAAAAGGCTTTAGGCAGGAAGATGCTACCCCATGTACGGGAAGCTCTGAATGAAAGAATGAAGTCGTTTAAACAATCAGAAGAAACCAAAGAGCATTTGAGGCAGGTAAATATTGGCCGTAAACATACGCCAGAAGCTCTAGCAAAAATGAGCGCATGGCAAATGGATAGACCAAAATTAACCTGTCCACATTGCAATCGGGCTAGTAGTGCTGGTAATGCCAGCCGCTGGCATTTTGATAACTGTAAACTGAAAGGTGAAAAATGAGTAAAGACACGAAAAAAACTCAAATTTCTATCGATGGTGTAGATTACGCTTTTGAAGATATGACGCAACAGCAGCAGATGTTGTTGAATCATGTAGCAGACCTTGACCGTAAATTAGATTCGGCAAGATTTTCCGTAGATCAGTTGCAAGTTGGCAGAGATGCCTTCTTCACAATGTTAAAGACAGCGTTAGAAGCCAAGCCTGAAGAGGCCGTGTCTGACGTAGAACCTAAGTAACCTTGTGTGACTTGGCAGGGGCTTCGGCCCCTGTAGTGCTGTTGGGTTACTGGAATGTACTGTTTTTGAAGTTGTACCTATGATTCCAATAGATCCAATTGCAGCGTTGAATGGCCTGCAAAGCGCCATCAGCATGGTCAAGAAGGCGAGTAAAGTTGCCAATGACCTGAGTAGTCTTGCCCCGATGATCGGCAAGATGTTTGATGCAAAGAGTGCTGCCACTCGGGCTTTGATTGAAGCTAAAAAAGGCGGGAACAAAGGCTCCAATTTAGGAGCCGCACTTCAGATTGAGATGGCGCTTGAACAGGCCAGAGCGTTTGAAGAAGAATTGAAGATGTTGTTCATGCAGACAGGCAAGATAGATGTCTGGAACAAGATCAAAGAGCGTCAAGCACAGATGGATGTGGATGACGCCAAAGAGATGCGCAAACTGCGTGAGCAGGAAAAGCGTGAGAAGGAAGCCGAAGAAGAGCAGATGACGTACCTGATTGCAGGACTAACTATTGTTGGCTTGTTGTTTGCAGTATTTGTTGGCATATCTGAAATATCAGATTTGTGCGCCAAGTCAAGGTGTGGTCGGTGAATGAGTACCAGAAGCAATTTGATCTGTTTCTCAAAATCTTCGTGCGTATGTGCGTGGTTTGGTGGGTGCTTGGGTTTCTTAAGTTCCTGCCGGACGATCTGTCTGACAAGATTGTGAACAAGTTATTAGGGATGCTTGGACTATGAGTGAAGAAAAGCCATCAGACATATTGAGCAAGGTGTTGTCCTATGTGGATAGCCCATTCAAGTTGTTTGCGCTGATCCTGATGGCAGTGTTTGCGTTCGCGGGGTACTTTGTCTGGCAGAACCAAGCGTTCTTGTTTGATGCGTACAAGGAGAACAAGAAGCTCCCGATGATCGCAGAAGACCGGGCAGAAGATGTTGTGGCTCATTTGTTCAAAAACACCGATGCAACCGTGGTAGCCATCTTCAAAGTCAATCCGCTGTTTGGCACAAGAGTTATGTTCCGTGCTTACACCCGCGAAGGCAGAGATAAGACGCACGATGGTTTAGACGTTGGTCTGTTTACACAGAATTCTGCCAACAACCATGATGTGATTGCGCTGATGGCTAATGAAATACCGTGTGGTGAATACGCTAGGCCCCAGAGTGAAATGGGTCTTTGGTATATTGAGAAGGGCGTGACCTTTGGTTGCCGTGTCAGCGTTCCTCCTGAACAGGGTCGGTTTGTTGGACAGATCACGGTTGGGTGGGACAAAGAGCCTAAAGACTTAAACAAAGCAATTAGTATGTTGCAGATTGCCAGCAGTATGCTTTCAAGGAGTAAACAGTAATGGCTCAGTTTGAACCAGCTTTTGAGCAGATGATTAAAGACGAGGGCGGCTACGTCCTTCATGAAGTGCCCGGTGATACAGGCGGGATGACCTACGCCGGGATTGCCCGTAACAAGAACCCGCAGTGGAACGGCTGGCCTCTGGTAGACAAGAAGGAGTTTGGCGGCTCCCTGACTAGCATGGTGCGTGAGTTCTATCGCATTGAGTTCTGGGACAAGATGCGTGGCAATGAGATTACCAATCAAGACGTAGCCAACTCTATCTTTAACTTTGGTGTAAACGCAGGCATGGGCATGGCGGTCAAACTGGCTCAGTTGGTTGTGGGTGCTACGCCCGATGGTGGGATTGGCGCTAAAACCATAGAGAAACTCAACACCATCACAGACGGCCAGCGCTTCAAAGAGTCCTACGCTCTGGCTAAGATTGCCCGCTATGTTGAGATATGCAACAAGAACCCCGTACAGGTTAAGTTCCTCAAGGGCTGGATTAACCGCACATTGAAAGGTCTAGCATGAGCTTGCTTGCCGTTGGATCAATTATTGAAGCCGTTGGTAAGGTTGCAGGCGACCTGATTACGACCGACAAAGAAAAAATGGAAATGGAGATCGAGCAGCGTAAGCTTGATCTTGAAGAAAAGAAGATTAACCAAGCCACTGACCTAGCGCAGATTGAAGTTAACAAAATTGAAGCGGCTTCGTCCAGCGTGTTTGTTTCTGGCTGGCGGCCTGCGATTGGGTGGATTGGCGTGGCGGCTATGGCCTATCAGTTTCTGCTGTATCCGCTGTTTCAGTGGGGCTGGAAATACTTGCAGGCAATGGGTTGGATTCCAGCGGGCATGGAGCCTCCACCAGTACTGGACGCAGACCAACTATGGGTGATATTATCAGGCATCTTAGGCATTGCCGGTATGCGTTCTTTTGAGAAGACCAAAGGCGTTGCCAGTAAATAAAGGTCATCCATGCCGCTGAAAAAACTAACCCTGAAAGCAGGTGTAAACAAGGAAAACACCCGGTACACGGCTGAGAACGGCTGGTATGTTTCCGACAAAATGCGCTTCCGTCAGGGCACGCCAGAAAAGATTGGCGGCTGGGTTCGTATTTCAAGCAATACATTCCAAGGTGTTTGCCGTTCTTTGTGGAACTGGATCACCCTAGCGTCACTCAACCTGATCGGGGTTGGTACTAATCTTAAGTTCTACATTGCCAATGGTGGTGCGTACTACGATGTGACGCCTATCCGTGCGTCTGGGATTATTAACAACAACCCGTTTGCGCTTACAGCTTCTACGACAGTCACAGTCACTGACACAAACCATGGCTGCTACACGGGCGACTTTGTAACCTTCAGCGGAGCCGCAGACATTGGCGGGGTTGGTACAAACGTTACTGCGTCTGTCCTGAATCAGAACTTCCAAGTTACTGTTATTGACTCCAATACCTACACAATTGTTATCTCAGTAACACCTAACGCTACTGCTATCGCTGGCTCACCCGGTGGTGGAGCTACAGTTACTGCGTCTTATGAGATTCATACTGGCCCAGCTTATGCTGTTGCGCTAACCGGCTGGGGTGGTGGCCCTTGGGGTTCTGGTACTTGGGGTTACGGTACGGCATCGGTTAACTCCATCCAGTTGTGGAGTCAGGCTAATTTTGGTGAAGACCTGATCTACGGCCCCAAAGGTGGCGGTATCTATTACTGGTCTGCCCAGATTGGTGTGTCTAACTCAGCCACCACAATCACAATTGCATCTCCTGCGGTCTTTACTACTCAGACGGCTTTGAGAGATGGCACTGCTGTAATGCTCAACACGACAGGCGCTTTGCCGACTGGCTTGGATGTCAGCACAGTCTATTATGTGGTTAATGCAAGCGGCACAACTTGCAATCTATCTTTGACTTTTGGCGGCGCGGCCATCAACACCAGCGGCACTCAGTCTGGAACGCAAAGCTTTTCTCCACGGGGTATTGATATTACCGACTTAGGTGGCGCGTCAGATTGCCCAGTTATTCAGAACTACATCTTTGTATCTGACATCAGCCGATTTGTATTTGCGTTTGGCTGTAATGACTACGGCAGTACCGTCCAAGATCCTATGTTAATCCGCTGGTCGGATCAGGAATCTGTAACGGACTGGACTCCTTCTGCTACAAACCAAGCCGGTAGTATCCGCCTGTCTCACGGCTCTGAGATTCTTGCCGCCATTCAAACTCGTCAAGAGGTTGTGGTGTTTACAGATTCATCTTTGTATTCTCTCCAATACCAAGGCCCACCCGTGGTTTGGTCTACCCAGCTTCTGGGTGACAACATTTCTATTGCCGGTCAAAACGCAGTATCTGTTGCGTCCGGTGTGATCTACTGGATGGGCGTAGACAAGTTCTACAAATACGATGGCCGTGTGCAGACTTTGCGCTGCGACTTGCGCCAGTTCATCTACCAAGACATTAACTTGGCGCAGTGGTCACAAGTATTCTCAGGAACTAACGAAGGCTTCAATGAAGTCTGGTGGTTCTACTGCTCTACTAACAGCAATACCATTGATAGATACGTTACATACAACTACCAAGAAGATGTGTGGGCATACGGCACAATGGCACGAACAGCATGGCTTGACTCTGGCCTGCGTGACTATCCTATTGCCGCTACATACAGCCATAACCTTGTAAACCATGAACAGGGTAACGATGACGTAGAAACCGATGTAAGACTTCCAATCGAGGCAGTCATCAGTTCTGCTGAATTTGACATTGATGACGGCGATCACTTTGGCTTTGTCTGGAGAATGCTGCCAGACATTACGTTCCGTGGCTCTGATACCGAGAACCCACAGGTTGTGATGACGCTCATCCCCATGCAGAACTCAGGCTCTGGCTACAACAACCCGATCTCTTTGGGTGGTAACTCGGACGCTACAGTAACCCGTACATCTACAGCTGTGATTGAGCAGTTTACGGGGCAGGTGTACGTCAGGGTGCGTGGTCGTCAGATGATTTTGCAAGTGTCTTCTAATCAGATTGGATGCGCATGGCAGTTAGGTTCACCCCGTATTGACATCAAGCAAGATGGCCGCAGAGGTAACTCATGATTGTTACCTCCGTATATGAGCTTAATCAGGTTGCCGCGCCCAACTTGCCGTTGGCTCCTGTCCAGTACAACGCTCAATACATAGATCAACTTAACAATGTCTTGCGTTTGTATTTCAACAGACTAGATGCCATTCTTGCCCAGCTACGAACTAGCGATGATGTTGATCCCGCAAACATTAATTTTCCCAATGGTTTGTTCTTTAACACCGCAGACCAGACGTTGGCGGCTGTAGACACAGGCTATCCCATCACGTTTAACCAGACATACCTGAATAACTTTGTGGCACTACAGTCTGGCAGTACGTCAAAGATTGAAGTGACTGTTGGTGGCGTGTATAACTTTCAGTTGTCGGCCCAGTTAAAAAGCACCAATTCATCAGCCAAAGACGTACAAATTTGGATTAAGCGTGGGACAACAACAATTGGTTATTCATCTCATAGGTATACGGTTGAAGGCTCAGACAACCACATGAATGTTAACTGGATCTTTGACATTGATTTAGCGGCTAATGAATACATTGAGATGTACTGGGGCGCAGATGATACAAACGTGACGATGGAGGCAATACCCGCATCTGCTCCATATCCTGCTGTTGCTTCAGCGGTAATGGCTGTAAACTTTGTTGCGCGGTTACCAGATCCACGCCCAACGCCTCCTTAAGGTTTAAACATGGCTATTCAAAGAGATTTTTTGCAAAGCATATACGAAGACGCTGATAGTTTTGGTGAGGATGCTCTGTATCAAAACGAGATGTTGGCTAACATCATTAACCCGCCTATGCCGGTTGTTAAGCCTGCGCCACAGTTAATTGCACCAACGCCCCAGCCAGTCGCACCCGATGTTGTTCAGCAGCTCTTTGCATCCCAACCAGCTACCCCTGCTACCCTGCCAACGCCACCTACTGTTGATCCTGTAATGAAGGATATATTTGGTGAGTCAGACTTAGAAGTTACTAAATTTACGCAGCCTTCTAAGCAGCCAACTGTTGCTCCCGCAAGTCCTACTGTAGCGCCAACTACGCCTTCTCCTGCTGCACCTACTACGCCTATTGCACCAAAAGTTGATTACACAAGCGCATTAACCAAGCAAATTTTAGGTCAAGGTATTACTGACAAATGGTCTGGCGCAGGCCATGGCTCCGCAGAAGCTAACGCCGCAGACATGGCTAAGATTCTTGCTGGGATTGGGATTACCGATATCAAGCAGTTTGGCAAAGTACCTCGGTATGAACAAGCCGAAGTAAAAATGGGTTTTAACGGCCAGTTAGCTAACCAAGATGCTGATGGTAATTACTACATTACAGTACCCGGGGGTACTGATTCTGAAGGCAATCAAATAATGGTTCCTCAGTATCTTAATCAATCTCAGCTAAAACCTGTGTACGGCACGTACTCACAGCCAATGGGTATGGATGAGAATCCTCAATTTGTACCAATTGACCCAACGTTAGTCATTGAAAAAGATGGCGTCCCAATGATTAAAACTGGCGAGACTTTTGGCAACAAAGCCACTGGTCAAGCAGTTCCCAATACATACACTGAACGCCAAACGGGTAACTTTTTTGGTGGAACTTATGAGGGTAAAGGCAACACCGGTTACGGTGTTCAGTTTGATGCGCAAGGCAATCCGTACTTTTATACGCAAGGTGCGTCTAGTAGTGACATGGATAAAATTGCACCGCTGTTATCAATTGCTTCTTTTGTTCCCGGCTTAGCTCCTTTTGCTCAAGGTTTAAACGCTTTAATTGCAGTCAAGCAAGGAAATTTATTAGGAGCAGCGCTTAGCACTCTTGGTGCTGCTGGCGGGGCAGGGTTTACAGACTTTGCTGGAATCCCAATTGGTGATGCCAAAAACATTCTTGGCGGTATAAATGCGCTTCAAACAGGCAACGTTGCAGGACTTATTAACTCTGCGGCTGGGTATGCTGGGGCTAGTTTACCCTTTGAATTTAGCACTGGTGTAAAGGTACTTAACGCTGCAAATGCGTATTCCAAAGGAGACTATGCGGGGCTTCTTGATGCGGCTAGTTCATTGACGGGTAGTAGTGACGCAAAGCTTGCGGCATCTGCTCTTCGTCTTACCAACGCAGTTAATAGCGGTAATCCTGCGGCTCTTCTTAGCGCGGCTCAAGCCTTTGGCTCTACAGTTAATACAGCCTCCGCAGATCCAAAACTTGCATTAGGTTTTGGCCCCGGTGATCCAGATGATTTTAATGCCAGCTTAATCCCCGGCTATTTCCAACCGGGCGGTGAGGGCTACATCCCTCCAGAAGAAACAGACCCAGTCACGGTTCAGCAACAACCAAGCGGGTTAGATGATTTTCTTAAACAGCTTGAACAGTTTAAACAGACCGCAGTCACGCCTGACGACATTACCAAAATCATTAGCGGGCAAAACTTTGCCACACCAGAGGACGTACAGACTGCCATTAACTCTATTGACATTCCCAAAGGCGTGTCGGAGCAAGATGTCCAGTCAATCGTGTCTCAAACATTTGCAGAAAATCCCGGAATAAAAATTGATGACGTGCAGTCTATTGTTGATAAAGCGGTGTCTCAAATTCCAACTGGTTTGACAGAAGAAGATCTTGCTCAAAGTCTTGGCATGACTAAAGAAGACCTTCTTACGCAACTGGGTACTACAGAAGAGGGTTTGCAACAACGTATTGCCGATCTGGAATCTGAATTTGGCGGACAACTTACCGGCGCTACTCAAGGTTTGGAGTCTAAGATTGCTGGCACTCAAGACAGCGTAGATGCGCTTGCTGAAAGCCTTGGCACAACCAAAGATGATTTGTTAAAAGAACTTGGCGTTACGGAAGAGGGATTGCAACAACGGATTACAGATTTAGAGTCTGAGTTTGGCGGTCAGCTTTCTGAATCCACTAAAGGTATTGAATCAAAAATTACTGGGCTGGAAGAAGACTTCAGCGCTCAACTTGCGGAAAGCCTAGGAACTACTAAAGAAGACTTGCTTAACGAGCTTGGCATTACCGAAGAAGGTTTACAGCAAAGGATTGCTGATCTTGAGTCTGAATTTGGTGGGCAGCTTACCGAGTCTACTAAAGGCTTAGAGTCCAAACTTGCTGAAACACAGACTGGTGTTGATGAACTTGCAGAAAGTCTTGGCACAACACGAGAAGACTTGCTTGACCAATTGGGTGTGACGGAAGACGAGATTAACCAGCGCATTGCGGACTTAGAAGCTGAGTTTGGCGGTAACTTTGGTGATATTGAGAGCAGCCTTGAAAAAACAAGGGAAGATTTACTTGCTGAATTTGGGTTGTCGGAAGAAGAAATGCAGCAACGGATTGCAGATTTGGAAACCACGTTTGGCGGTAATCTGGAAGACATTGAAAGCAGTCTTGGCAAGACGCGGGAAGAGCTACTAACTGAGTTTGGCGTTACAGAAGACGAGATTAACCAAAGAATTGCAGACTTAGAAACTGAGTTTGGTGGTAATTTTGAAGATATTGAAGGTAGTCTTGAAAAGACAAGAGAAGAGCTACTAGCTGAGTTTGGTTTATCCGAAGAAGAGATGGCTCAACGAATTGCGGATTTGGAAACTGAGTTTGGTGGACAGCTTACATCTGGACTGGGCAAACAGTCTGCGGAGACTAAGGCGCTATTCCAGAACCTTTTGAACCAACAACAATCCCAAGCTGCTGCACTTGCTAAATCTCAAGCAGCCGCAGCCGCTAAAGCAAAAGCAGATGCAGTGGCAAGAGCGCAGTCTGAAGCAGCTTCCAGTAAAAACAACCAGCTGCAAGCGCTGTTGGCAATGATGAGTAGCAATAATGAAGTTGCTAAGATAAAATCCTACAAAGATCTTTTTGGGGAAGACTTGTTTGGGACGGATATTGATTTAACCCCCGTTGGCGGTGAAGCCGAATAAAGGAAATAATTATGGGATACTACGTCGGCCCTGATGAAGATGGCAACTACTCATACGTAGATGATGATGAGCCAACATATTCAAATCTTGATCCTTATGACATTCCTGTAACGCCATCTTTCCCCGGCATTACGGATTATGGCGGTGGCGATTACGGCGAATATTTAGTTGGTGATGGTGGCGCAGGGACTTCTTACACAGTAAACCCAGACGGCACAATTACCGTTAACAGCGGCACTGGTGGCTATACACCCCGTAGTGCAAGTGAGCCAAACTCTGGTATTACAGATGCCCTTAATAAACTGCTTGGCACAGCTTATAGCGGGAAACAATTAGCAGCATTAGCAGGTGTTTTTGGTGGCGGTGTTGCAGGTTTGACCGGTGCTTTGAACCCCAAAGCAAACAAAGTTGGCTACCAAGGTGGCATTCCTAAGTATGACGCAGTACGTAACATGGTTACTGCGCCAGATCCAAGCCGTCGCCCCGGTTCTGGTGGCACTCGCTATGGTGGTGATGTATCTTTTGTGCCTAAAGGTTCAGCTCCCGTTGGTGGCGGTCTTACTTCTTTGGTTGGTGGTATGTCTCCCGCTGCCCCAACTTCTGCTGCGCAGCAACTTATCAACGATATGAAAGCCGTAAACACAGCGCCAACGCCTCGCCAGTACGATGCGCCTGAAAACATGATGCGCACGGCAAACCCAAGTGAATTTGCAACCAACTATGCAGTTGGCGGCATGGCTAAAGGTCGTTATTTACAAGGTGAAACTGACGGTATGGCAGATAAAATCCCCGCTCAAATTGGTAAAGACCAACCAGCCGCTCTTAGCCATGGTGAATTTGTTATCCCTGCGGATGTTGTATCCCATTTAGGTAATGGTAATTCTGATGCCGGTGCTAAGAAACTGTACAGCATGATGGATAAGATCCGTCAGGCTCGTACCGGCACAAAGAAACAAGGCAAGAAAATCAACGCAGATAAGTTCATGCCCGGTGGTTTAGCTCAAGGTTATGCCAAAGGTGGATTAACTGACGACTACTTTAGTGTGCTTGAAGAGCGAGATTTGTCAAACCCAAGATACCGTGAGTACTTGGCAAAACAGCAAGGTCTTGAGGGGAGTCACCCAGAGATGTTTGCCGCACCCATTGCACGAGGCTTAGGTTCATTGGCTAAGACAGCAAGGGGCATGCTTGCACCGCCAAAACGGCCACAGGCATGGGTTGAAAACGGCCCAGTCCCCGGCTCTGTACTTCAAAATCCAATCGGCGCTCCAGTTCCAGAACTTACTGCCGCCGACCTTGAAAGATTCCTAAAAGCTGCACGTTCACCACAACACCTTGCAAAACAGCAAAAACATTTTTCAGATCGATTGCCCCAAATTGCTGAACGAAATCTTATGCAGAATTCCCCAAGGAATTTATACAACGCTTTTGTGGAAGCGCGGGATATTCGTGATTTGATGGATGAGCGTCAAAAATCTAGTGGAATGGCTGCTGGCGGTGCTGTTGCAAGTTTTGCCGCTGGTGGTACAACTCCTACAGCCGCTACAGCCGCTTCTGCTGGCGTCACCGGTACAGAGCAAGCCCCATCAAGCTGGGCTGGCGACTACATTACCAACATGCTAGGTAAAGGTCAGGCTTTGGCTGAAGCCCCATATCAAGAATATGGTGGCCCATTAACAGCAGGCGCTTCTCCTTTGCAACAACAAGCGTTTGGTACTGCGGCTAACTTATCAGTTCCCGGTAGCGTAGGCACTGCCGCTCAAACTGCTGGAGATATTGCCGGTAAAGCGCAAGGCATGGCATACACCCCTGCGCAGTTTACAAATCAGTTTAATGCGCCTACGGCTGGTACGGCTACCAACTTTACCAACCAGTTCCAAGCACCCGGTCAGTATCAAAATACTGCGTTTACATCAGGCACATTTGGTGGAGATCAAGCTCAGCAGTACATGAATCCGTACTTGCAGACATCTCTTAACCCACAGTTGGCTGAAGCACGTCGTCAGTCTGATATTACTGAGCAGCAAAACAAAGCCGCAATGACCAAGGCTGGTGCGTTTGGTGGTGGTCGTCAGGCTATCTTGACCGCAGAAGGTCAGCGTAACCTTGGCACTAACCTAGCCAACATCACTGGTAAGGGCTACGACACTGCGTATCAAAACGCTATGGCTCAGTACAACGCTGACCAAGCCCGTAATATGCAGGCACAACAAGCGTCTGAGCAGTCTAAACAGTTTGGCGCTCAGCAGGGGATGACTGCGGCTCAGATGATGGCTCAGTATGGTATGTCTGCACAGCAAGCTCAAGAAGCTGCGCGTCAGTTCCAACAACAGCAAGCTATGACTGGTGCTCAGTCTGCCGCTCAGTTTGGTCAATCTGCACAAACAGCCGCAGAACAATCCAGACAGTTTGGCGCACAGCAAGGTTTGGCTGGTCTTAACACCGCCCTCCAAGCGGCTCAGACTCAAGGTAACTTAGGTATTTCTAGCGGTGATCTTGGTTTGCGTCAGTTGCAACAACAGGTTGGATTAGGCGCTGTACAACGTGGTATTGAGTCTGAAGGCATCGCAGCTGATAAAGCAGCGTTTGAAGAAGCTAGGGCAAATCCTTATAAGATGCTTCAGTTCCAGCAGTCTTTGCTCCAAGGTTTGCCAATCACTGCAACAAACTACAACTTATCTCAGCCAAACTTTTTGGAGTCTGCCGCTGGTGGTGCAACAACTGTAGCAAAATTGCTTGATACGCTGGGCCTTGGCGTGAAACCATAAAGAGGATATTTAAATGTTTACACCTACACCAGTCAATAAGATTGCAGCTGCATATTTGGGCAATCCTCAGCCCTTGGCTCAGAAAGTTGAGAAAGACAAACAACAAAATGGTGGGATCCCACGGGATCTGCGCCAGTTGCTTGCTTTAAACGACATCACCCAAGGCCGTAATGCTGCGGGTATTCAACAAGCATTGCAAACTCCAACAGACATGCCCACTGTTGCTCAAAGCTTACAAGAGCGTGCCCGTCAAGCTATCCAAGCGCAGATGATGCAACAGGCTCAACAGCAACAACGTAAAGAAGGACTGCCCATGGCTGTCCCACCAAATGCACCACGCCCTCCCATGCAGGCGCAGGGCATTGACAACCTACCAACTAACATAGGTGAAGGTTATGCTGGTGGTGGAATTATTGGGTTTACCAATGGTGGCAACATTCCATCGTCAGGAGAATTGTCTGGTTTTAGTGGGCCAACTCCGGAGGAAGAAGCCAAAGCAGAACTTCGGGCAGCCGAGCAAGAGCGCGTTAAAAAACTGGTTGAGTTAAAACAAAAAGCTGATTTCTTAAAATCTGCTGGCGCTCCACAAGCCAAAGAAGTAGAAATGCAGTTGCAGGCGCTAAAAGATGATATGCGGCCAAAGCCATCCCCAACCGATCCTAATTTCCGTCGTCAACCAGACCCACGTATGACTGGTACTCCAGCAGTATCGTCTTCAGTGCCTTTTGTTACTTCCGGAGATCGTCCACCTTCTGCAAACGTTAATGCTTCTGCCGCTAGAGATAGCGCTCCTATGCCTGCTGGCTTGACTGATTTGGCAAAGCTTCCATCAGTTGGTGTTGGTCGTGACTTCCTGCAAAGATCACTTGCTGATAATCAAAAGTTTGATGAAGAAGCGTTTAAACAGAAGTACTTAAAAGAAGTTGGCGCAAAAGACACGTCCATTTACGATGAAATGGCGTCAGAGCTTAAAGCCCGTAAGGAACGTTTAAACGCTCCTAAACAGGGTTACGAAGCATTGATGGAGTACTTGGGTCAAATAGCGCAAGCTGGTGGCCGTAACTGGGCGCAGTCTGGAGCTATTGGTGCGGCTAGAGTTGGTGCTCTACAGAAAGAACGCCAGACTCAACAAGATGCATTGATGGAAAAAATTCTCGATCTTGGCGCTAAGAAGAAAGAAGCTCAGTACGGCGAACGTCTTGGCATGTTCACTCTTACTAAAACCGAGAAAGACAGAATTAATAAAGAAAGCGCAGAGATTGCTAAGGCTCTTAACTTGTCTGAGGATAAGGCTGAGGAACTGCGTCAGAACAGATTGCTTGAAGAAGCCAAGATGAAGAACCAGCTTAAGGTTGCTGGCATGGGCGCTCAAGACAATCTCATGAACCGTGCCGCAGCTATCAGGGCTGAAAACAAAGGCATGTCTATTGAGGAGTCAATTAGACGTGCAGCTTTGGCTGGCGGTGCAGCTTCTGTGGAAGGCACTGACGCACGCAAGAGCAAAGCTTATATTGACGCTAAAAATAAAATTGATGAGCGGTTCCAACATTTAATGAGCGACACTCCTTATGGCAAAAAGCAAAAAGAGTTGTATGACAAAGCTATTATCGACTTGGATAAAACATTTGGCGTAAGCGGTGGTGGTATAAACACACTGCCTTCCGCAGCCAAGCCGATCCCAGCCGGAGCAGGGCCAAGTGATTTAAACGTTGGAACTGTTTATCAAACTGCCAGAGGCCCAGCAAAATGGAATGGTAAAGCATTTGAACCAGTGCAATAATAGCCTCACAGGAGTTTGTAATGGCAAAAGAATTCTCGTTTGAAGAGGCATTTAACGCACCCAAAGAAGACAAGGACAAGAAGTCTTTTTCTTTTCAAGAAGCCGTAAAGCAACCTAGTGCTGGGTTCTCTCTTAAAGACCTAGCCCTTTCCTTTGGTCAGGGCGTAGCCGGTACAACTCAAAGCCTTTCCGATCTTGCTGGCGCAGAAAATGTTGTCTCCAAGAAGTTAAGCGGTATTCAGCAACTTGCTGGTGAAACCATGACGCCTGAGCGTCAGGCTGAGATTCAGCGTCGCCAACAACTTGAGAAGGCCGCAGAAGGCAACACTTTAGAAGAGATCAAAGCCAAGCTTGGTGCTGTTGGTGAAGCACCGCTACAGACTCTTGCTCAAGCTGCTGGCTCTATGGTTCCATATGTGGCTGGTACATTCTTAGCCCCACAAGCTACTATCCCTGCGGCTGTTGCCAGACTTACCGGCCTTGGCATGTCTGCTAAAGCGGCGCAGAAGGTTGCCTCCGCATTGCCTGCCGCCACTATCGGTGGCGCTGTTGGTCTAGGTGGTCAGAAAGGCCAAGACTACGCCACAGTTAAACAAGAACTTCTTAACAAAGGAGTTCCTGAAGAAGAGGCAGAACGCTTGGCTCAAAAAGCCGCAGAGTATTCTCTACAGAATCTACCAAGGCAAGCCGCATCTACTGCCACTGGTGCGCTTGAAGGCGCTATCGGTGCTGAAGCTTTGTTGGGTCGTGCTGTTAAGAAGCCTCCTCAAGTCCAAGGTAAGCCCGTCAAGATGGACGAGCCAACTTGGAAAGAAGCAATTGCAAGAAGCACAGTTGGTGAGGCTCTTCCAGAGGGTGTTCAGTCTGCGGTTAGCACTGCCGGAACAAACGTAGCTCTGACCGAAGCAGGCGTTCCCACAGACATCGGTAAAGGCGTACTGTCTAGCGCAGTGCGTGATTCGGTAATTGGCGGCATGATGGGTGCGGCTGTCTCTCCATTAAAGATGAGAGAACTGCGTCAAGAGTTTGTTGGCAATGAAATAGAAGCCCAGAAAGAATATCAACAGCAACAGCGTGAAGAGATTGCTGCTGCTAAGAAACGTTTAGACGAACAGTTAGAGATGACCAAGAACCCCTTGGGCGTCTTTACCATGGATGAACTTGGCCCTGACTTGGCCAAGACTATCGAGCAACACCGTGCATCTACAGGTAAGCCAGCACTAACTTCTTATGCTTTAGATGACATCATTGATGCGCTGCCCGGCACAGATAAAGCTAAAGAAACAGATGCTTTAAACGCATTGATTGGAACGAAGTCTGGTTACAGCAATGAGGTTTACACGCCTGCGCAGATCATTGAGACTGCTCAAGCCAAAAACGTAGACACTGCCGCTCCAAGCTTTGCTGACTTTCTTTCTAGGACAACTGGCATCAGCGATCCTATGCAGATGTCCCAGCCCCAGATCCATGCTGCGGTTACGAGTTTAAACAAGCTTCCCGGGTTTGCTACAACGCAGGCTTTACCTGAAGGCACAAACGCAACTCGTTACAGCCCCGAGCAGCTCACGATGGCTATTGATGGTTTAAACGCCAAGATGGATGCGTTGAACAAAGACGACTTAAGCTTTAAAGAAACAACGCAAACCATAGAAGCGGCTACAGGACTCAAAGGTTCTGCTGTTAACGCTCTGCTCAATGATGCTAACCGCAGTGGTCGCATCGTCACTGAGAACCAAAAAGTTAGTGTTCCCTCACGCACCATGCCTACTGGATACGGCATT